ATTTCGGAGTTGAAGAATGAAGAAATACCCATCGTACTGTTGCCAAAATTGCGGTGAAATGATTGGCTGGCTTGGCCGCATTATGCCATTTCACAAATGTAAACAAGGTCGGAGTTGAAGAATGAAAACAGTATGGGTTATTTGCGAGGAAGTGGACTTGGGCTATCATATGGTCAAAGGTTTTGCTTCTTACCACCGAGCGGAATCAGAGTGCGTCCGTATGTGTGAAGAAGCGAAAGCCGAGCAGGTCAATTGGATGGTGAAAAGTGGGACTCAAACTAAAGAGCAAGCAGAGGATTGGGTCAATCAGTATGAATCTGACAAATACTGGGTATACGAAGTGGAAGTTGAAGAATGAGTGAGAAACAATACGCTCATAGCTTCACTCGCAAAATTGTGGGTTTCGTTTATTGTGCTCATTGTGGTCTGATACGGTTAAACAATGATGCAACATTTAAGTTAGTTAGAACAAGTTGTCCGAGGTAATTATGAATTATTTGTATATGTTAGTTGGTGTTCCAGGTTCAGGTAAATCCACTTGGGCTAAACAACAAAAATGGTCTAATTCTCCTAATCCCTGTAGTTATATTTCTACAGACAAACACATTGATAGGTGGGCTGAAGAACTAGGTCGAGATTATACTGATGTTTTCTCCACTTTCATGCCAGCGGCCGTAGAGTTGATGACTTGTGAAGTTATCTATGCTCGCGAAAACAACCAAGATATTATTTGGGATCAAACCTCCACTACTGTAAAAAGTCGGAGTAAAAAGTTTGCTATGTTGCCCGATTACTATGCTATCGCTGTGGTATTTCCTACACCTGACCGATTGGAACTAAATGAAAGACTTAAACTACGGGTTGGTAAAGTTATTCCTGTGGATGTAATTGATAATATGATCCAAGGATATGAACCTCCTACATTGAAGGAAGGTTTTAAGGAAATCTGGACATGGAAAGAAACCACTAGAGCACCTATGTTCAATCAGGGACACCGCCATCCTATACTGAGTTTCGATATTGTCAAGGGCTGAAACCAAAAAAGTGCTTGACAAATACCACAAAGTGGTGTATAATGTAATTTTTAACTGGAGATTGTATGGCAAGGATGAAAGATGTTTATGCAGAGATTCAAGACATGGCTAATAATGGTTATGATACTGATGAAATTGCATTGATGTTGGAAGTTGATATTAAACAAGTGCAGGCTACATTGGGTCTGACAGTAGATGGAGAAAATGATGAATAAGAATCAAAAAGAGTTTATTGCAGCAGCTACACAAAAGTATGGTGTTGGTGCAATTATTTCCCGTGACCAAATTTCTGATGTTGTAGAAGAATCTGGTTGCACCTATCCCTTTTGGTTAGTTACTAAAGCTGAACACCGTGCAGGTCGTGGTCAGTATATTGTTCCCTTTATTCCAGGTCTTGTATCTATGAAAGCAAAAGAACCTGAGCTTGAAACTGTTGATATGGCAGTTGGTCAAGTCCTTTCATTTCGCCAACCTAAACTGGTTGATGAATCTGACACCTCTATTCCTGTAAAGTATCCTGATTATGTCCCTTTTGGTTTCTTTAAAGACCTTCGCAATATTGTTAAGTCTTCTATGTTTTATCCCGTGTTTGTTACTGGTCATTCTGGCAACGGCAAAACACTTATGGTTGAACAAGTATGCGCTGAGCTCCAGCGTGAGTGCATCCGTGTTAACATTTCTATTGAAACTGATGAATCAGACCTGTTGGGTGGTCCTACTCTTGTCAACGGCAATGTCGTCAACCGTGATGGTCCTGTCATTATTGCTATGAAACGTGGTGCAGTCCTTCTAATCGATGAAGTTGACCGTGGTTCAAACAAACTAATGTGCTTGCAAGGTATTCTTGAAGGCAAACCTTACTACAACAAAAAATCTGGTGAGTTGGTACATCCTAAAACCGGTTTCAACATCATTGCTACTGCGAACACCAAAGGTCGTGGTTCAGATGAAGGTAAGTATCTGTCACAAATTCTTGATGATGCATTCCTTGAACGCTTCCCTATTACAGTCGAACAGGATTATCCTGATGTTAAGACTGAGACAAAGATTCTGAAGCCTTTGATTGCTGAAGAAGATTTTGTTACCTGCTTGGTGTCATGGGCTGATACAGTTCGTAAGACATTCAAAGAAGGCGGTACTGATGAAATCATTTCTACTCGCCGTTTGGTTCACATTGCACGAGCATATACGATTTTCAATGACCGTATGAAGGCTATCACCTTGTGTGTTAATCGTTTCGATGAAGAAACTAAGACTGCATTCCTTGACCTGTATAGCAAAGTCGATGCAAAAGTCCATGCACCTGAACCTGAACCAGTATCGGCGCCTGCAAAACCAATTGCACCGGCATCTGATGAAGAAATTCCCTTTTAATTGAAAGAATATATTATGGCTACAAAACTTAAAGTACGCACTGGCAAACAAAATCGCCACGAAAAAATTACCGTTGTTCTATTGTCAGGTCTGCCTGTATCACCAGATGATATTAAGGCGTGCTTCAAAGGCACAGACCAAGAAGCAGTCCTGTATCGGTTGCCGACTAATATATACAATATCCGTCGTGATGGTGGCGTGATTAAAGTATTCAAGACAGGTCGCAATGTCACCGCATATCAATTAAAGAATTGTAATGAGTTTAATGCAGAAGGACGATATATTGGTCGACCTACTACTGTGACACCTGTTGTCCGTGAGGAACCTATCGTAACGCATATTGTAACAGAAGAATTGGAGACTGTATGAATGGTTGGAGAAAACGTCAGATTGCCGATAAAATTGAAGATGATATGACCAATTCAAAATCTTTCATGCAATGGTATGAAGAAAACAATGTAGAGATTACTTGGTGTGTAATAGGAATCTTGATAATGGGTACATTAGATTCCCTTACAAAAGGCCATTATTGGTTCGCTGCATGGACGTTTTTTCTTTTAATTGGCAATTATCTACTACGAAAACATGGATTCCGCAAATGAAAAAAAGAGACCGCAAAAACCTACATTACCTATTGAGTTTGGATGAAATGACACTACTTGCGTGGTGGTTGTTGGCCCCTATGCCGGACAAGGAATATGCAACCGAACTTTTGAAAATGTACAGCGAAGAGCTTGACAACCGTAAGATTTTGTGTTATGATGGTCCCGAGGACGGGAATTTTGCCCAGGCAAATGACCTAATCAATAGTATTAAGAGTAAATTGTAAATAGAGGATATATGATGAATCGTAAATGGTTTGAAGAATTGCTAAATGACCAAGTTGTGACAGTGGCTTTCGTTAAAAAAGATGGTACTGACCGCAATATGCGTTGTACACTTATGCCTGAATGGTTGCCTGTCAAAGACCTGCCTGAATCAACTGAAACTACACAGCGTTCTAAATCTGAAACATCGGTTGCTGTGTTTGATTTGGACATTAAAGGCTGGCGTGCATTCAGTATTGAATCTGTTAAGTCGATTACATTCGGAGCATAATCATGCCTTATATTAATGTTGATGTTGAATTGGATGATTTTGAAATTGATGATATAATTGAGTATATTGAGCGTAAAGGTTATACGGTAAGTGATTCTGATGGCCATTTCAGTGAACCAGATGAAGAATTGCGTTTGATTTGGGAAGCAATGTATCTTGGTAAACCATATGATGCAATGGTGCGAAAGTTTGTTAGTGACCATACTGGTCGTTTTTTGTGAAAAGTGAGTATATTATGAAAGTTAAATTGTTTGCAGCTGTTGCTGCTGTTGTTCTTGTTACCGGTTGTTCTACAGCACATAAAACAGCATGGGAAGTAAATGTGCCCGCAAAAGAAGCAGCTGCACCTACTGTCATTGTCAATATGCCTAAGCCTGTTGAAACAGATACCTACAAGTTGCAGAACTATAAAGGTCCAGAAGCAATGGATTCTAACGAACTAGCGATGCATTCCCGTGAATGTGTTCTTTCTAAATTGCGTCCTCGCGTGACTTATGTTTCTGTCCGCGCAGAAGCAGGTAAGATTTTGGTGCCTGTGTCTGTTAACTGCGAACCTTACATCCAATAAAAATGTATTTTATTTACATGCCAGTTTTTTGGATGTGTTTCATTTCTTCTGGCGGAAATTGTCAGTTTATGCAATCTGAATATACATCTTATTATAGAACACCTTCATCCTGTGCAAGGATTCTTGAAAGAGATAAAAAATCTATATTAGATAAATTTAAGAAAGAGAAGAATCAACCAGATATATTTGGTTCCACTTGTATTTCAACTGTTATACAAAATCCTAAATTTGCCGAAGAACAGAGTGAAATCAAATATGAAAGCAAAAATGTAGAAAATTCTTTCAATTTAGATGTAAGTGCTTATAAAACCAAAGTAATCAAGGCTCCCGATTTGGATGAACTCGAAAAAGAAGTTGAAATTGCAACTAAAAAACCTGTAGCCAAAACTAAAGAGATTGAATATATTTTGAATGAAGCTCCTAAATCTTATATTCTTGATTGTATGCAATATATGAATCTTTCAAAAAGTGATTGTGAGAAAAACTGGTTTATCAAATAACATAAAGGGAATAATATGAAAATTAAAATTGGTCCTTATATCGATTGGATTGGCCCATATCAAATTGCAGATATGCTTTGCTTTTGGGTCAAACCAGTAAAAGATGAACATGGCTTTAAAGATAAACCAGATTGGGTACACGAATTTGGTAAACGCTTAAGTAAAAACAGCAAAGGTGAGGAATCACTTCTGTCTAAGTTTTGCCACTGGGTACATTCAAAAAGAAAACAAACTGTCAAGGTAAAGATTGATAGTTGGGATACTTGGAACATGGATGGAACATTGGCTTTGATTATTTTGCCAATGTTGAAACAACTAAGAGATAAAAAACACGGTGCACCATATGTTCGTGATGAAGATGTACCTGAAGGTTTGAATCTCCGTTCCACTGAAGCACCACCTAAAGAAAATGAGTGGGACACCGATGAAAACCATTTCAAGCGCTGGGATTGGGTACTTGATGAAATCATTTGGGGTTTTGAACAGGAACATCCTGATTGTGATTGGGATGCTCAATACCATACCGGTGTACATGACAGTGAATGGATTAAATTAGACAATGGTATGTTTGAAATGAAGAAAACGGATAAAGATACCAGTCATTTTGATGCTGAAGGTTACAAGGCACATTCGGATCGTATTGACAATGCTATGCTTCTATTTGGCCGTTACTACAGAGGTCTTTGGGATTGATGGACTATAACATGATTGGTCGTGAATTGGTTGAAATGTTTGGTGATAAACTGCCTAATCCTATACATGAACCAATTCGTTTTGCGTACTATATAAAATTATATAACTATCAAAAGGCGGTGAAAAATGAGCCACAAGGATGACAAATTCAAACACAGCAAACGCCTACTCAAAGATGAGAATGCTGTAAACAAACAGGCTAAAATTGCCAAAGCATTTGGTGTTCAGGTTAAAGAACCACATAAGTTTGCCAAGAAACATGCAATGAATTGTGGCAATCCAAATTGTGTAATGTGTGGTAATCCACGCAAAGTATTTAAAGAACCAACACAACAAGAAAAACGCCTGTTTCAAGATGTTGATGCACACACAAACAAACATAGTAATGGTCTAGTTAATGAAATCGATATTTAATTATTTTGAGGCGAAGAATAGGTTGCGTGAAGCCAAAAAAACTATCCTAATGATGGGTGGTGAAGATGAATGTCAACCTATGCTTCTAGGCCAAAGAGATTTCTTGGAATTAGAAGTTGATTATTACCATGATGAAATGGTATCCTTAGGATATAAGACCTTGACAATCGTTTGTCTTTGTGTTATACTGTATCTTGCTAACCACTTTTTAGGATTATATGAAAACCCCTTCCACTTTTAAACTATCTAAAAGAAACAAAACTATGATTGCGCTATTGCCATTTGTGAATAAAGAACAACGCAACGCATTTAAACAAAATATGATTCAAGCTCAATACATTGCTTCAACATCCGAACGACAACAGATGGGTGTAAATGCTAAGGGCAAAGACGAATAAATACAACCCACAACTAACTTGAAAGAATATTATGAGCACATTTATCGAAGTATTTTCTGTTGAAAAAAACACCAAAGTAATTATCAATCTAGATTCAATTCTAGAAATTGCACCGCTGCGTGAAGGTGGTTGTAATCTGTTTTTCCCTGATGCTGCGGCAGTTGGTGGTAAAAACTCTATGAAGGTTACAGATTCTTATACAATGTTCCAACAATTTGCATTGCAGACAGTAACACCTGAAGACATTGCAACACGAATTCAAAGAATGCAACCGCAAGAAGAACGCCGTGGTCCAGGCCGCCCACCGAAAGTAACTATGGGTAATACTACTGCTGGTCTTGAATAATGGATAATAACCGCGAAGTATTGTTAATTGCACAAGAAGAATGTGCAGAGGTGATACAAGCGATTAGTAAGTGTTTTAGGTTTGGCCTCGATAACATCAAGCCAAACACAAATAAAACTAATCGTGAACACCTAGAAGAAGAAATTGGTGACCTGATGGCTATGGTTTACATTTGTTATGATTTGAAAATTATTAATCCTGTCAAGGTGCTTGAAGCACAAGAAAACAAAATTCACAAACTTAAAAAATGGTCTACAGTATTTGATGAGTAATATTTTAAAATGGATTAGTAATGATTACGAAAGCAATAGAGTACGTTTTTATTTTGAGATCCTTGCTTGGGCTTTATCTGTTGGTTGTGCTATCACTATGGCCCTCACCGTGCCTAATCCTCCCCTTCTTATCATGTACCCAATCTGGATTACAGGTTGTCTTATATACGCTGGGTGCGCTTATACTCGGCGTTCCTTTGGTATGCTTGCTAATTATTTCCTATTGGTCACCATCGACTCTATCGGACTATTAAGAATGATATTATGAATATCTTTTACCTCGACAACGATCCAAAAATTTGTGCAGAAATGCACGTTGATAAACATGTTTGCAAAATGGTTATTGAATATGCTCAGTTGTTATCTACATCTCACCGTGTACTTGACGGCGAAGAATATCGTAGATTAACAGCAAACAATAGGTCAATCAAAGCATGGCGATTGCCTGATGAGCGTGAAACTCGTCTTATGAAACCTACTATGCAGAATCATCCATCCGCAATCTGGTCTCGACAATCAGATAAAAACTATGTGTGGTTGTATACTTTGTGGTGCGAACTCCTTAAAGAATTCACATATCGTTATGGCAAAATCCATGCTTGTGCTAGATTGATACCCGACCTTAAAATGATACCAAATAATATACCAAAAGGTGATTTTACAGGTCCCACACCTGCAATGCCTGATGAAGTAAAAATTCCAGGTGATTCTATGGCATCATATCACAATTACTATATAAATAATAAGACGCACCTAGCCTCATGGCGTGGTAAGATTAATTCCCGTAATGTTCCGAATTGGTTTCAAACAATATAATGTCAAATATACCTTATGAGTCTTTTATACATCAAACATATATTGACGATTTGAATTTGTGTGATGAAATAATAGAAGCATATAACATTAGTCCAATTAAACACATTGGAGTTTTTGGACATAATATAATTAACAAAGAGGTTAAAGATACTACTGAGGTATCTCTTAATTCTTGCGGCGAAGTTTTTTTTAGATATACAGTAGAATTACAAAAATGTTTGAACAAGTATATTGAAAAATATCAAGTTTGTAATTGGTACAATCCCATCTCTCTCATAGAAACAATAAACATACAACATTACAAACCCGGAAGTTCATATGCTGTTTGGCACTCAGAAAGAACTATGCCAAATTCTGATAGACATTTGGCTTTTATGACATATTTGAATGATGTTACCGATGAAGGTGGAACTGAATTTTATCATCAAAAATTAATTACTAAACCTAAAAAAGGATTGACATTAATATGGCCGGCCGATTGGACACATACACACAGAGGAATCAAATCACCGACACAACATAAGTATATCACAACAGGTTGGCTTAGCTATGTAGAGAAATTAACATAAGACTAACAGGACTTGAATATAAATAATAAGACGCACCTAGCCTCATGGCGTGGTAAGATTAACTCTCGTAATGTTCTAGGATGGTATAATGCCCAGCTATGATTTCTTAAATAAAGATACAAACGAAGTAGAAGAACACCGTATGAGAATTGCGGAATTAGATTCGTTTACTCAAAACAATCCACACCTTGAACGCTATCACACAGCACACAATCTTCCAATTATGTCAGATGGTGCTCGTATGTCTGTTCCCGGTATCGGTCAAGCTCATATGGCCTTTGAGCGTGGTGTCATTCAACGCATGAAAGAATCCATTCCAGGAAACACAATGTCAGGTCATAAAACAAAGTTGCCTAGAGAATGGTAATTAATCGTCCTTATCGCATTCCTGCACTTCTTGGTACTGGCTATTACAAACAGCCACAAAAACATCAAGCACCAGCCAAGAAAGTCTCACAAACCAAAGTAGCTGCTTTACTAAAGAAGGAATTTGCAAAAACAAAAACCTCCAAATAATCCCGCAACAACAACAAGGATGTTTCATGGCAAGCAATAGAAAAACAGCAATACAAAAACGTGATGATTCGATTGAAGGTGATGAGGTAATACACAGACACCTACCCGTTTCAAACTCTTTAAAAATAAAATTAGACCATTTAAAAACATTTGAAGCACTAACACAAAATCAACAAAAGTTCTTTGACGCATATAAAACAGGTGATTACTTTATTGGCCTATTAGGATCACCAGGTGTCGGTAAAACATTTTTAGCATTGTATCGTGCAATTGAAGAAGTTCTAAACAAAGACAATCCATTTACACATATTGTGGTTGTTCGTTCTGCTGTACAGGTAAGAGACCAAGGTTTTGTTCCAGGTACACTAGATGAAAAGATGGAGATTTATGAAGTGCCTTACAAAGAAATATGTGAGACACTTTTTGGTCGTTCCGATGCGTGGGATAGATTGAAGGAACAAGGTTACGCTAGATTTATTTCCACTACAGCTATTCGTGGCATCTCTATTGACAACTCTATCATTATTGTAGATGAATGTCAGTCGATGACATTTCACGAATTGAGCTCGGTTATTTCCCGTGTTGGTCACCGTTCTAAGATTATCTTTGTTGGTGACTTGAAACAGAATGACTTAATTAAGAGTAGGAATGATATATCAGGCCTTGCAGAGTTTTTGAATGTTGCAAGACATATGAATGAGTTTACTGAAATTGGATTTACACCAGAAGACATTGTTCGCAGCAGTTTGGTTAAATCATGGATTGTTGCCTGCGATAAATTAGGAATATAATGTTTAACTACTGCCCACCTGAATCTTTACAAGATTTACAATCTACTACTTTTCCTGATGGTAAAAGATACTATCAGTTGGCTGATGGTACAAGATTGCCTTCCATTACCACCGTTTTAGGTGCGATGAGTAAAGCTGACATACTTGCGTGGCGTAAACGTGTTGGTGAAGAAGAAGCTAATAAAATCTCGCGTAAAGCATCTGGCCGTGGTACGAATGTGCATAGCCTCTGTGAAGCATATCTAAACAATAACTCAGAGTATTCAAAGAAAGCCATGCCTGATGCATTGGAAATGTTCAAGAGTCTTAAACCAATCATAGATGCGAATGTATCTGATATTTGGTATCAAGAGTGTACATTGTTTTCCAAGAAACTTGGTGTTGCTGGGCGTGTTGATTTGATTGCACATTGGGATAATAAACTGTCCATTATTGACTTTAAAACCAGTAGCCGAATCAAAACAAGAGATAAGATTATGTCTTACTTTTGGCAAGAAACTGCATATGCATTGATGTTAGAAGAAATGATTGGTACACCTGTCGACCAGATTGTAACCTTGATGGCCGTAGATGGTTCTGAACCATTGGTGTTTGTTGAAAAGACAGAAGACCACATTGAGGGATTAGTAAAAGCGATTGAATTCTATAAAACAACCTTATAAATAGGTGGTAAGAAAAAAAAGGGGAAAACAATGGCAACATCATTAGGAAATGGTTTAATAACATTTGGAGATAATAGTACACAAAATACTGCTTCTTCTTATGTGGGACCTCGAGCACAATATTTTAGTGCTAACGGCACATTTACTATACCCACTGGAATTACATCATTAAAAGCTAGGGTAGTTAGTGGAGGTGGCGGCGCCGGTGGCAATGGACGATATCCTTCAGGTTGTGGATACATTGATGTTATTGGAGGTTATGGTGGATACGGAGCACAGGGAATTCAATGGATTACTGGACTAACACCAGGTTTAACATTAACTATAGTTGTTGGAACAGCTGGTGCCGGAGGCCTCGGCGTCCAAAGCGGTAGAAATCCTGGTAGTCCTGGAAATGCTGGAACTACTTCTTCAATATCTTCTGGAACACAATCAATCAGCACAATTCAATGTACCGGCGGCGGTGCTGGTGCTGCAGGCGGAACTTCACCTTCACAACCGGCCGCAGCTGCGAATGGTACAGCAACAGGCTTTACAACTCCTGGTTATTCTTTAACTAATTTGAGTGTTGATGATAGAGGTCTTGGTCAAGCTGGAACAGGTTACTATCCTAATAATTCCGGTACAGCTGGTTATGTAATTATTGAGTATTAAAAGGAGCATTTAAATGAAATATGCATTAGTATGTCCAAACGAACTTGTAGAAAATGGTTATCGAATTGCAGATGTATGTGATACAAAATCTTGGACACCAGCAGAACCAACATATTGGTTGGAATGTGAAGATGATGTTATGGCCGATTGGTGGTATTTTAATACTTCTGAAAATAGAATTAAAAGAACTCCTGTTACTACAGGTCCAGTAATACAAGGTCTAGAAGATTTATGATTGTTGTTAATCCTATTCATCAATTTGATTATGCCGGCGCATCTTTCAATGTTTACCACGCCAACATGAATGAAGGATTACCAAAACATGAACACACATTCGCTCACGCTACAATATGCAATGCAGGTAGTTGCATCCTACGCAAAGAAGGTCGTGAAAAAATTATCAATAAGTTTTCAAAACCAATTAATCTTGCAGCAAACGAATGGCATGAAATAGAAGCACTGGAAGACGGAACAGTTTTTGTAAATATATTCGAAAACACTTAAATTATGAGAGGCTTGACAAGTCTCTAATCCTGTGATACAATATATAATTAACACACTTATGAACTGGGACATGGCTCAGCTGTGCAATTAGACTAAGTTCCCACTTTGTGGGTACGGGAGTGAGAATCTCCCTAAGTGTGTATTTTATTGCTGTATGAAGCAAAGAGAAAAGTGTTCTGGACGGGGGTGCGAATCCCCCCACCTCCACCAAAAACGCATCTGCCAGTCGCTCTGGTTGTATGGTACTATTCTAGAAATAAGGTTCAAGTCCTTTGGTGCGTTTTTGATGGGGGTGCATAGTTTCGACAGGGCAACAAGTAACAGAGTGGACAGCACGGTAGGCGATGACCGTTAATCAAGCAAAAAACGTAAATGCAAACGACTCCGCATATCGCCTAGCTGCTTAAGCTAAGCTGAGGTTTCGCCGACTGTCCTTATTATCCAATCAGTCGGCAATTTGTTCAACAATAGGAGAAAATTTTGATTAAAAAACTCGTACTTATCGCATCCCTTATGGGTGTATTTGCAAGCGCACAGGCTTTAGAAGTTGGTATCAATGATGGCACCAATCTTAGCTCAACACAAAATGTTTGGGGTGTATCAGTTGGTGAAACCGTACATGGTTATAACCTAACCGCAGGATTCAATCGTTCTACATCCGCTGACTCTTACAGTTTGGTTAATAGTGTAGAGGTATCAAAAATGGGACCTGTATCAATTGATGCTAAATTTGGTCTTCTTTTTATCGATAGCCAATCAGGTTCAGCTTATGATGGTTATGCCGCTTCTGCTGGTATTGGTGCTCGTATGCCAATTACCAAGTCAGTTACAGCAGGACTTGATTACAGTTACCAAGCTGGTCAAGACCGGGTTGTTGCAGAAAACGGTAGCCGTATTACTGCTGGCGTTAAATTTAGTTTCTAAACTAAAAAGAGTTTAATAGGTTATCTCTGACGGTAGTCCCGTCCAATAACCTATCATTTTTTCGAAAGGAAACCCATGCGAAGTAAAGCAATACTTTTCAGCATAGTAGTTTCCGCAATAGTTCTTTGCCTCGCTACGATAAACATTAATTATAGAATTCCTCTAAAAGTTAATTATCGGGATCTCACTGAGGCAACAAAAAGGCAGGTTACATGCCTTGCAGAGAACATTTACTTTGAAGCTGGACATGAACCATTGAGTGGTAAACAAGCTATTGCTTTTGTTACCATTAATCGTGTTCAATCCGGTTACAGTAAAGATATTTGCGGAGTTGTTCATCAGAAGACGGGAGGAACCTGTCAGTTTTCATGGTTATGTGATAAAAACATTACCGATAAACGCTTGACAATTAGAGATAGTTCGTTGTATAATGAAGTTCGTGAGTTGGCCGTGGATATGATTCTAAATCGTGACCTCAAGGAAGATGTTACACAAGGTGCAACATACTATCATGCCGACTATGTAAATCCACAATGGAAATTGGAAAAAGTGAAGAAAATAGGTCATCACATTTTCTATAGAAGCCGTGTGGATAATATTGACAGAAATAGGAGTTTTTATGAATAAAGAATTAATGACATATATTGTTTGTGTGACCATTTTAATTGGTTCTACTATTGCAGCTGTAACCATTTACCAATTAAATGAACGCAATAACTTTGCAAAGAATATGGAATCAGCAATCTCAAAAGGCGTTGATCCACTTTCCGTGAAGTGTGCTTATGAACAATTACCTACTGCAACCTGCATCACATTTGCACTAGGTAAACGATAATGGCAACTAGAGAAGAAATATCCGATTTCTCTACTAAAATATTGGAGATGGCTGATGAGCAAGGTCAGCCTTGTATGGATGTCATTATCCAATATTGTGATGAAACAGGCATCGAGGTAGAAGTTGCAGCAACATTGGTTTCTTCATTTCTAAAGGCTCGTATTCGTGAAGAAGCACAGTCAGTAAATCTAATCAAGAAGGCCGCAAAACTGCCACTATGAATGAAGGTACAGGCTTTGCAGCCTTTGCGTTATATAATGCTTTGAAGTTACATTTCACCTCGTCTTCCTATGATTTCTTTAAGTATCATGGAAAAACTAATGTGAGCAAAGATACCTTCCTGAAGCGCAAAGATAAATATAGCTTCTACAAGTTATCACGCAAATACTCGTTGGATGAACTCAGGAACTTCTATGTGGCCAATTTTGTATACGGCGACTCAACTTGGGTTGGTGAAATGACTGGACCAAATGGTGAAGATGTATATAAGAAGTGGCAAAAGATTTCTCAGAGCTTGACATATAATTTTGAATCTGATATAGTACGCATCTTAGAACAGGTAAATAGTCCTGATGAATTGATGAAGGTAAGGCCTGGTGAGTATCCTGACTTACTAGTTGGTGCAATGCAGAATTCAATATCGATTGAAACATTGGTGATACTGAATGATATGATGAACTTCTTTTCCATGTGGGACAAAAAGATTAGTGATGACATTATCTGGCCGTCCTGGAAATTGAAGTGTGAAAAGTATGCACCATTTATTACATACGATAAAGTTAAGTTTAAGAATATTTTAAAAGAGGCAATTACAAATGAGTAAGTTTACAAAAATCTATTTGGACATGGACGGCGTGATTGCTGATTTTGCCAAGAGATACAAAGAAATGTTTCATATTACACCTGAACAAGCTGACAGGAACCGTAATTTTGGTCCTTACTTCAACACCTTTATTGAGACTAAACAATTTGCAAGCCTTGATATGATGCCAGATGCAAGGATGTTATTGGATCACTTGAACACATTAGATATTCCTGTAGAGATTCTTTCTTCTACAGCAAGGCAAGATTCGCATGAGGATATTTCAGACCAGAAAACAAAATGGTTGATTTCTCATGGTATCAACTATCCACGCAATTTTGTACCAGGTAAAAGCTTGAAGTATACCTTTGCGTCACCAGAATCCATTATCATTGATGACACATTTTCTGTTATCATTGACTGGGTTGAGGCACGCGGTACAGCAATCCATCACACGGATGCTGCATCTACTATTGCTTCATTAGACACTTTATTGGATGACTAAATATAAAACTGGCGGTATATAAATATACCGAGTTGGTCAAATTACTTAATAAAGGGGAAAAAATGTCTATACAACATCAAATCTGGTTAGAACGCGCTGGTCTTATCAAGGAAGATTGGGAACAATTGGTTACTGAATCCTATCAGTATGACGAAGATAATATTCAGCAACTTATTGCTGTTTACGAAGAAATTCGCCAAGTTGTAGAAGCACTTCCTAAAGCCGCATATGTTAGTGCAATGAGAAACGCTACTGATCCTGAAGGCTCAGGAGATTCCGATAAAGTTGTTGCTCGTGCTAAAAAAGTCCACGGAGATAAATTTGCAAAAGATTTAGAATCTGGCGCAGGTAAGATGCATTTCCCAAGAGACAACCACACACAAGGTTACGACAAACTAGCAAACAGAAAACCAGCAGCTGTTACAAAATCTGGTATGGCAAATAAAACCTCCATTCAAGGTTTAAAAACCAATATCAAAAGAAATATGTAATCAAATATACCGTTATAAGTATTGACACAGGCTTCGGCCTGTGTTATAGTAAGTTTTATTATGCATAAAGTGGATAATCCGTTTTTATTTTTTACACTCCGTTATATAAAGGAAAAATCATGGTAGATTTCGCAAATCTTAAACGCTCTTCGGGCAATCTTGACAAACTCTCTAAAGCTATCGAAGCTTTAAACACCTCAGAGGGTTCTGACAACAAAGACAATTATTGGAAACCTGAAGTAGACAAAGCCGGCAACGGCATGGCTGTTCTCCGTTTTCTTCCAGCTCCGGCTGTAGATGGTGATGACGCACTTCCGTGGGTCAAACTATTCTCACACGGATTTCAAGGTCCTGGTGGTTGGCTTATTGACAACTGCTTGACAACCAAGAACCAACAATGTCCTGTGTGTGAACACAATTCTTCATTGTGGAATTCTGGTATCGAAGCCAATAAAGAGATTGTACGCAAACAGAAACGTAAACTGAACTACATTGCAAATGTTTATATCGTTTCGGATCCAAAACATCCTGAGAACGAAGGACAAATCAAATTGTTCCGTTTTGGTAAAAAAATCTTTGATAAGATTACTGAAGCAATGAACCCACAGTTTGCTGATGAAAAGGCAATCAATCCGTTCGACCTGTGGGCTGGTGCTAACTTCAAGTTGAAGATTCGTAAAGTTGAGGGATACCAAAACTATGACAAGTCTGAATTTGAATCTCCTGCACCATTGTCTACGGATGATGCAAAGCTTGAAAAAATCTGGAAATCAGAACACTCTTTGAAAGAGATGACTGCCGATAAAGAATTCAAGACATATGAAGAACTATTGACTCGTTTGACTCGTGTTCTTGGTTTGGGTGAGACTATTAAACCTAAGACTACTGTTGAACAAATGAAGGCAACACCTGAGGCATTTAAACCTAAGGCTGCTGAACCTGAATTGTCATTATCTGGTGATGATGACGATATGGCTTACTTCTCAAAGTTGGCTGAAGAAGACTAAACTTCTATCTTTCATGGAACTTGATACCCCGCCTAGTGCGGGGTTTTTTATTATGCAAATGAGTGAGTATTTTTTTTCAGTATAAGTTTTAGAGTATCATCATCTGTACGAACAGGAGCTGAAAAAATGGTGCCAGAATTACCGCCACCAGAAGTTGCAACACTCTTACTTGCATCTATTATAGTAGGTTTAAATTTTGTACTATCACTAGCTAACATTAAATCTTCATAAACTTTTTGAGCTCTTTGAAACATTTGAGCAAACATGTTGTCACTTGTTTCTAGTGAAGATTTTTTATCAGAATCCAACTTCATATTTTTTGCACCATCTATTATTCTTTCTTTTGTTTCTTTTGTTTGCCTTTCCATTTCTTCTTTAGAAAAATTGCTACTTTTTATTATATCTTGTTTTGGAATTTTTATAATACCGAGATTTCCGTTTTTATTTCTTGTCCACATTTCATCCGAATCAAGAAAATTGAAATTTCCAGGTGATTCTTTCATGTTAGAAATTGTTTCATCGGATATTGTAGAATCTACTCTTATATTTTTTGCAATTTCTCTGTAAGGTTTACTAGCAGGTACAGCAGTTGCAGCTTCCGGTTTTGGTGCTGATTCTTCTACTTTTACTGCTGATTTTACATCGGCCGCTTGCACTGCTGGTGCTGCTGGCGCTGGAGCAACTGCTGGCGCTGGAGCAACTGCTGGCGCTGGAGCAACTGCTGGCGCTGGAGCAGCTGCTGGTGCTGGAGCAGCTGCTGGTGCTGGAGCAGCTGCTGGTGCTGGAGCTGGAGTTAATGGTCGGCCGTCTAGTCCAACATTATCTGCAGGTATAATATTTTCACCAGCACCTTTTACATCAATAACTTGTGGTGCCGCCTGCGCTGGAGCAACATATTTTGCACTTTTTGGATTAGTGGCCGGAACAACTAAATTTTCATCTGTACCACCTGAAAGAGTAACTAATTTTCCAGCTTTATTTGTAACTTCACCTTGAAATTTAGCTCTCTGATTACCTTGAGTTTTTGCTAACCAGTCCGTTACTTGTTGTAAATTTTGAACAGATAACTCTTGCTTTTTTACCACATCAGTAAAATCAGGATTGGTCATTATTGATTCGACTATATCTCTAGGTTTTTGTTTTCCTATTTTTTGTGCGTTTAATGCTCCAGCTTCACTGTTGTTGGAAGCTTCACCCCTTTGAATCATTGCATAAGGTTCATCTTTAAATTTAGGATTATAAGGATCAGCTCTCATAGCTTCTTGGCGTTGTTCAACATCTCTGGATATTACAACTGCAGCAGCAGCCCCACCTGCGACCAAGGCAACACCCGGAAACGCCATAGCTAATGATGCAATACTTCGTAAGGTTGATAAATCTTTATTTAAAGCAATTGCTTTTATTATTGATTTCAAAACAGTCAGTAATGGTTTAAGTTTTAAAAATACTGCGGCCAATATTTTTTTGACTATTTCAATCATCCTTTCAAGAAAACCTTTACCTTTTTTTTCAGCAGTTGCAGTTCCACCACCTAAATTTTTTAGAGCATCAAGTAATTCTTTATGTCTTAATTCTCTCTCATCTTCCTGTTCTTCTTCAAAATCCGCAGCAATTTCTCTCTCTTTCTTTTCTTCTAAAATTTGTCTTTTTAACAAATTGAAAATACGAGCCATAATAGTGGAAAGACCTTCACCTTTTCTGATTGGTCTATTTTCACCGTCGGATACTTTTGAAACTAGAGGATCATTCTTAACTGGTGTAAGAGCTGATGCGTCAGCTGATGATTTTTTGTTTTTTACACCTGCAAAGTAAGCCATATCTTTATCACTTCTACCTGCAAGTTTACCATATGCATATGCACCTAATCTTCCTCCAACTGCACGGGAGATATTCATTGGATCAAATTTCTCTTTGAGGCCTGTTAGTTTAGCTTTAGTTTTATCTTTTATGGAACTGGAAATAGATTTACCAAAGCCCTCCCCATTTAAGGTTCTGTCTATGATTAAATCTTTGAGGCTCTGGCTTCTTATTTTTTTTGCTTTACTGTAGTCCATTTTTATTCTCTTTTGTTATGCTGCATAGGGAGAATATGCATTGTAATCAGGATCTGTTGGTATTGAAGTGGTTTCTTTTTTAGTTGAACCTATTATAGTTGTAGTGTTATTTACAAGAACGATAGGTTGCATCGTATTTCTTTTTTTCTGATCCATATTTAAGGAAGAAATTTGATTTAATCGTAAACCAGTCATAACATCATTTGAACTTAGAGTGCTAGAATTATCAGAATCATTTGATGCTAATAAGGTTGGTGTTATGTCTAAAGTGTTATAACTAATCTTTTTTGGTGCTGATGCTGGTAATGCTGGTAATGCTGGTGTTACCAAAACTGGTTTTTTTTCCTCAGGCTTGAAATTTGGATTCTTTACCCAATGCACATCATCATCTACGGGAAGTGGTTGATACCATCCATTTTCTTTAAGAAATTTCCTCATATCCGGAGTTAACTTGGTACTTACATCAATAGCAGCACCCATAAAGTGTTCACTATAATCAGCGATAGGGCGACCTGCTGAAGTTTCCCAGCGGCCTTTTTTATCATTGTATCTACCTTTGTTGCGCTCGTCTTGTTGCTCCGCTTCAGTGCGAATATTACTGGTAAATGGAATTTCTTTTCCGGTTTTATCAAAATATTCTTTATATAATCCATATACTTCTTCTGTCATATTAACAAAATGACCGTTTATATCTTTAGCAAACATATCTCCTGTATAATGTTGTCGCGTTTTAGGTTTTGCTTTTGGTTCTTTTTTTGCTGTAGGTTTTTTGGCTGCAGTTGTGGAAGCTTGATTTTCTATAATCATTTCACTCGAAGTATCTTTTGCAGGAACAGCTGCAGCAGCTTCAGCTGCAGCTTCAGCTGGTAATGGTGTAGCTGTAGCGTTAGCAACGGGCACAGGTTTTGCAGCAGCGGCCGTACCTACAACAGCTGCGGCCGTTGTTGGTGCAGTTGCAACATTAGATTTTGCCGATGCTGCAGCTGCAGGTTTTATTCGAATGTATCGGCCTTTCTCTCTTTCTATATCTGCTTGAGAAACCAATTTTTGATTTTTGGATTGCATATCAAATACGGCCACCAAATCAGGCAATTTACTTGCATTATTTTTTTCTTTGGCCATGGCCGTTGCAGCTGCACCATTTTTTCCAATTGAATTAGGTCCCCAATCAAGGTCGCTTTTCTTTTGGCCAGTATTTGCGGAAAATGTGTATGTAGAGGGATCCGCGCCAGCTAGTACATATGACCATCGAGTGCCTTCAGAAGTACTAAATCCAGGTCCCACAAATGTTTTGGACACCGAAGATTGGGTTGCTGATACTGCTGGTGCTTGTTCTGCTGGTGCTTGTTCTGCTGGTGCTTGTTCTGCTGGTGCTTGTTCCGCTGGTGCTTGTTCCGCTGGTGCTGGTTCCGCTGGTGCTGGTTCTGCTGGTGTTGTTGATTCTACATTTTTAGATAGACGATTGTGTTGGCCAATTATTTCTTCTGGCCCGGCCGCTGAAGGAGACGTTGACGCTGTTGATGTTTTATCACCTCCTAAAGGAACTGGAGGTGATTGTAAATCTTCTGAATATTGTCTTTTTTTTGTAGATATTTGTGCAGCTGCAGCTGATGATGCTGGTGATGAACTTGTTTTCATTGATGCCACACCAACTGCACCAATGGCGCCAGCCGCAGCTGCACCTAAACCTAACATAGTTATCAATTCTCCGGCACCACTAGAAGCGACTTCTTCATCACTTTTACCAGTTTTCTCAGTTTTACCTCCACTACTGTGACCTAAAGCTTCCATTATCTCATCATGTCTTCTCTTTTCATTATCCACTTTACTCTCACGAAAATTGTTTTTTAACTCTTTGGTTAATTTCTTTTCTTCTATATCATTTCTTAAAATGGAGTAAATTTTAGCACCTACAGTACCTGCACCGTCACCTTTACGCAGTTTAGGTCTTTTAGAAGAACCAACTTTAGTATATAATTCTGTGTTGACTTTTGAATTTATTGTTTGTGATGTATTTGATTTGGGTCCTAAAAACATATTCTTCATTTTCTGAGGAATAAACTTTTTGGCTATTTTCTTGAATCTATTACCCAATCCACCTGTTTTCGTTTCTTTATTATCTTCAGGTTCTTCTGCTGTGTCTTGTTCATCTCCTGAATCTTCAGGATCTTCTTCCTCTTGTTTCTGTTCTTCAGGTGGTTGTTCCGCCTTTCTTACATATCGACCAGTCTCAGGATCACGGGAACGACCTTGTTCAGCAAGAATTTTTTGAATTAACGGAACCAATATATGTTCTTTATATCCAGGCTGTTTAGATAATTCTAATTGCCTTTTCTTTAACTCACTCTTAGATAATTTTTTACCAAGCTCGACCAATTTGTCTATTTGTTTTTTAGACAAGTTTCCAACACTCAACAATTCGTTGATTTTATTTTCATTAAACATTTGCTCAAATTCACCGGACTTGAGCATACTGTCGAAAACTTTTTGTTCCATTTTTATCTCTTAGTTGCGTTTTGTTGTTTTATCTTTTCATTTTCTTCTTGAATATGTTGTGTAAGCAAACTAATATAAACATCTCTTTCCCAAGGTAACATGGTTTCTAATTCAGTCAGGCTATATTTGTGATGCTGCATCAATGCGAAATTAGTTGTATAGTAATTTCTCAAAGTATCATGCCGCATCACTACCCGAAAAAATTTTCGAGGCCCTCCACCTCAATAGTATGATGAAAACCACACTTCTTACAATCCATTTCAATTCGCTTATTCAATACAGGAAGATTATCAAAGAAATCTTCGATTCTGGAGAATTGTTCTTGATTCAAAGATTCAATAAATTCAATCAATTCTTCTTTACTTGTTTCATTTGCATAATAGAATTGTTCACCATCAAAAATATGTTCAACACTATTCACAATCATTTCAAAAGCTATATCTGTAGAACTTTTTGAATCTTTCACAGAATCAAGTGCAGAAAACTTTGGATAACCCAATTTAATCATAATATTATCTGTAAGTTGAACCTCAGAATTGTTTTCTTGTGATTCAGTAATCTTAATGTCTAATAGGTTTATGTTAACTTCCATCAAGTTGCCACAAGATTTATCTTCTACTTTGTTCTCACAACGGTATTTGTTTTGTACAACTTCACCAACGGATCTGGCTCGCAGTTGAATAAAGTAGTATTCAATATCGATAATAGGTAGATTATCAATATCAATATTCTCTGTCAAGGTACAATTATGAAGAACTTGCTTGATGTTCTTTTCAATTGTTTCTCTTTCATCTGCCTCCATAGCCATCATTAGATTTCTTTGTTCTTTCACTAAGAAAGGACGGAAGCGTACTAATTTCTTGCTGAGTGGTAAAGTCAATTCAAAGATTGGTGAATCTATTTTTGGTAAAGCCATAGTCTATTTCCTTTTCATTAAGTAATTATATAAGTTAAGCTATCCAACGAGTATAGGCAAAAGTTACATTTAATTTGTGATAACCATCACTTGACCAATCCAAATCTAGTTGATTGACAGAAATTGGAAAAGCATCGAGTAATGTACAAGCAAAAATCTCATCACCTGAACTATTGTACTGATTGATTGTTATTTGCCCAACATAATCTTGTTTGTAAATAAAATCATATGTTTCTAATGGATTAATATAATTCATCCATGCATCGAAGAATCTTTTTTCTCGTAATCCTCTATTTTTTTCGCCGGATTCCGTAACAATAATAGTCATATCAATATCGTTATATGTTGTATGATATGCATGTTTTTCTGTTGGATTTGATCCAAATTTTTGTTCTGTCGTAGCAAATGTTCTTCCTGGTATATTTGTGGATTCACATTTAAAATTAAAATTTGTTGCAACAGATTTTAAATCTTTGAGACCTTTATTTTCCAAAAATCCAGGTCCTCCAGCTGCGCCAAGAAATTTTCCAGGCGGAGAAATAGTAACATCAAAAAGTTTAGGCCTTGCAATTTCTCCAATTTTAGCTGTAAACTGACTTATTGTACCCATTTTATTCTTCTTCCTGGTTAAAGTGTGCCATATGGTCTTTGTAATGTTGCATAGAATCTTTCCATACTGTGGAAGTTCTAGCACCTTTAAATTGCTGTAGAGGTAACATTGATGCAACATCCCATTCATTTGGTTGAATCATTAGTAATTTTGACCTAAGGCGACCAAATAAGTATCTTTTCAACATTGGTCTGAACTCTGCGTATCTCTTGGCTGAGTTTAGGATCTCATAGGATATACGCATACGCTTAATATCATCTTCTGCTGTCAACTGAGCAAACCTCATCAGTTTAGACAGAAATGCCATTCTGTATTTTATTGGTAGATAATGCAAGTTCAATCCTAGAAAACCATCATTGTACCTTTCTAATACCAAAACTACTGGAAATTTATCCCAATACGGTAAATCATCTTTTGTTTTTGGATCATAAAAAAAACAATACATCATTCCTATCTTAAACTGATTAGCTTTTCTAAATGTCTCACCTCTAATGGCGGCAGATATTTTATCTGGTCTTTTGATTTCAACAATCTTTTCTTTTAACCAAGCAATAGAATCCTTCGACATGGTTTTAAGGCCTGCCTGTTTCTTTTCTTCTGCTAATGTTGTTAATTTAGATTCCATGTACTATTTAGTTAGAGACCTAAATGGTCTTCCGTTATCACCATGAACTCCCAACCTCGGTCCAATGCATATTCTGTTGCAGCTTTCCATTTAGCCTGATTGATACCCCATGTGGTAACTTCTTGGATATATTGCTTTGTTACTTTTTTCTTTTTTTCAGGTTCTACAGATTGCTTTTTTGGTTTAACTTCAATGATGGTTGTCTTCAATTTATTATCTTTTGTCTTAGATTTAACTATAAAATCTGGGAAATATCTATGTTTTTTGCCATCCACGGGTGATATATAAGGGATTATAAGTTCTTCTGACGCCCATGAAACGATATTTGGGTTTGAATCTAGCCAATACATCACCTTACACTCCCAGGAAGAGCGATAAATAATATTAGTGTAATCACCCACATATTTCTGTGGATATTTGGGAATAAATTTGCCTGAGTATGCCATAAATAGTATGTATAATCTTTTTAGGAAAAATAAATGGCGGCTATTGAAGTATTGACCGTTGAACAAGCTACTGCTCTCAAGACAAATGGTCTATCAACAGGATCAATTGGTCCATTGGCTGTGTTGGATACAGACCCCAATGCTTTTGAAACTGTTCAATATCCACTTAAACTTAGAAGTGTCAATTATCCTCATTATGTTGCATTTACTGTCTACGACATTGTACCACAAAAATTAGATAAATTAGTAACAGAGGTTAAAACCGCCCTAAGTTCAGCTAACAATGCGTCCACTAAATTGCAAGAAAACCCAAATTTAGAAATAAATACCACAGAAGAAGGACCTTTTTCTAGTCTTAAATCTTTTCTTAAATCTGCAAGTGAAGCAATGGATATACAATCCAACAGGACACAAGTTAAAGCATTTATTAATTTGTATATGCCAGATTCTTTAAAAGATAATTATAATCCAGATTATGGTTCAATTAGTATAAGAGATGACCTTGGTCCAATATTAGGTGGAATAAGGTCTGCAGCTTCGATAGCGGGTAATGCTGCAAGTTCTTCAGGAACTGTACTAGACTCTATATCAAACGATCCCTCAACTATTAAATTTTCTGTTGATAAAATAGTAGGATTATTGGGTGGCAGTGGAGGAATAACTGAAGCCTTACTGCAAACACAAGGATACACATCGAATCCTCAACTACAGATGATTTACCGAGGTTCTCAGTTTAGAACTTTTTCTTTGGATTTTTTATTTACACCTGTGTCAGGTCCAGAAGCAGAAGTAGTTAGGAAAATTATATATTTGTTCAAATTTTTTGCGGCTCCTACAGTTGGTGTTGGTGTAGCTACAGCGAAAGAAGCTATGTTTTTAACTCCACCCGCTCTTTTTCAAGTTAAATTTATGAAGAATGGTGTTGAAAATATAAATTTACCAAAATATACAGATTGTGTATTAGATGATATATCTGTCGATTATGCACCTAATGGTTTTGCTGCACATAGTGGAGACGAATCGGGCCAAGGTGCTGGTGCGCCAGTTCAAACACATCTAACACTAACTTTCCAAGAAGTTGAGATTTTAGATAGGAAAAGACTGAGAGATGGATTTCAAGGTGGAGAGGCAGGATTAAGATAATGAAATATTTTGAAACTCTACCTAAAATATCAAGTATCGATTACAGCGGAAATAAGATATTGTTGACCAATCTTATGGTCAGGTCTGAAATTGTACCTAGCTTGTTGAAGAATCCTTTGTTGTTCTATTCATATAATGTGAAAGATAGTGATTCACCTGAAATAATTGCAAGTAAGTACTACGAAGATCCATATCGTTACTGGATTGTTCTGTTCGCTAATCAAATCATTGACCCACAATGGGATTGGCCAATGAATTCTAATTTATTCACCACTTATATTAAAAATAAGTATACTCCAGATTGTGCAACATTTTATAACATTCCAGAAAGTTCAGTAACATCTGCTCAAATTTTATCTTATACTCAAGGCCAGATAAAATACTATGTTAAATCTGTTAAAACAATAGACAACAGTACAAACAAGGCAAACATATTAAATTATCATGTTAGTCTTGATGAATATCTGACTATACAAGAAGATACAATTGTAAGAACTTTTACAACTGGTGCTCAAGTAACACAAATAGTTAGTAAGTATACAGAAACAATTTATGATTATGAATTGAATCTAAACGAATCTCGTAGGTCAATTTACTTGGTTAACGCAAAATATGTTTCTGAATTTGAAATGCAGTTTTATAATTTGATGAAAATGTGACATGGCAAACAATTTAAGATATCCAGGTAATTTTCAATTAATTAGTATAGTTGTTCATTCAGCCACTAGTGATATTGATTTGTCTTTTAATTTTATAGAAATATCTTATAATGAGGATCTGTTTAATAACACGGCTTCCGGTTATGTAATGATTAAAGATTCCATAGACTTAGCAAATAGTTTAAGTATGTCTGGTAATGAATTCATTCATTTACATTTTGGTCAAGCTGATGATACCACAAACATCATTAAAAAGAGTTTTCGCATTTTTACAATAAGTAAAAGAGAATCTTTGAATGAAGGAAATACAGAAACATATTCAATCTACTTTTGTTCTGAAGAATTGTTTCTTTCTGAACAATATAAAATAAGTAAGTCTTATAAAAATTCAGATATAACGACAAACATAAAAGATATATTAAAGACATATCTACAGGTGCCAGATAATAGAATGGGGCAAATAGATAATACATATGGTGTTTATGATTTCATAGTTCCATTTTTAAAACCTTTTGATGCTATCAATTGGTTGGCTACATATGCAAGACCAGGAGCTTTTGGATCTATTACTATGGTTGGTGCTGATATGTTATTTTATGAGAATAAATTTGGATATAATTTTAGGTCTTTACAAAATTTGTATGAACAAAGTCCAATGAGAGAATATAATTATTCTCCTAGGAATTTAAATGTTGTCGATATGCCATACAATTTATACAATGCACTTTCATATGAAATAATGGATTCTTTTGATACATTAGCTGGTGTAAATCAAGGTATGTTTGCAAATCGTTTATTGTCGGTTGATCCTTTATTAAGAAGATATAAAGTAACAGATTTCAGTTACGCAGATTATAATAACAAAGTTGAAAAATTAAACAATTGGCCAATAACTAACAATTACAAAAATCGCAACGGTGATACTTTATATCAAACACCAGAAGCATCTTTTAAAATGATTTTTGCAAATTCAAATCAAAACGATTATGCTGTCATAAAAAATAAACCAGGTTCAGTTGCGCGTGATATTTTTGCAGAGACCTACATACCGAATAGAACTGCACAAATACCTTTGGCAAATTATAATAGAATGAAAATTTCAGTTTGGGGTGATCCAGCATTGACTGTTGGATCTGTTATTAAATTTAATTTACTTTCAAAAGATCCAGTTAGACAAGCTAAAGGCTTAGATGATTTCTATTCAGGAAATTATTTGGTTACTGCGGTGAGACACATTTTGGATCAATTTAAATATAGAACTATTTTGGAAATATGTAAAGAGAGTGTTCCTAATCTATATGCTGATCCTAATAATGGTTCTGTTGGTTGGAGTAATGCGGTTAAAGGAGTTATATAATGTCAAAGGCGACCACTAATTTTGCAGGTTTGAATGGATTTGTTTGGTGGATGGGTGTTGTTAAAAATAGAGCTGATCCATTGGGTTTAGGAAGATGTAAAGTTAGAATATTTGGATGGCACACAGATAATGTTACTCTGATTCCTGATGCGGATTTACCTTGGGCTACACCAATGAACGCCATAAATACTTCAAAAACATTTGGTGCACCTGAACTCAATGATTGGGTTGTTGGTTTCTTTTTGGATGGTGAAAGTGGCCAATTTCCTGTGATGATGGGTGTATTACCAGGAATAACACCAGAACAAAAAGCTGGTTATTCAACTTAAAAGGATAAATTATGGCCATTCAAGCTGAACTCTCATTGGATTATGTTAATTATAAACCAGCAACTGGACCAACACTGGAGATGAATCCTAATCCAAATGCATCAAATGGCCTTTATGTATCAGATTATGGAAGACCTGCACAATGGTCATGGGGTGGTTCGTTTTCAACCAAAGGTGTTCAAACTTCCCCCGGTATTGCTAGAGGTGCATTGATTAACACCGGTGTTTATATTACTAACAGTCAAGTTGCACACGTTTGTGATTTTAAATTTAGATTAAATGCAAATTTATCTTTGACTGCTTTAGTTCCAAATGTGGGAATATTATTGGGTGCAATTAAAAATGGTAAAAATGCTGCGTCTGCTGCAATTCGCACAGCAATAACAAGATTAAATCAATTATTCAGAACTGCAATCAATGCAATTTTAGCCGGACTTAATGCTGATGTGACTGGAACTTTTTCAATAAATTTCGCTTATTTTAAAGATAAAGTGAGACAAATTAATCAATATTTAAAAATTGCAGCTCAAGTTGTAGCCGATGTTGCCATGGTTTATTATATATTACAACAATTAAATGAAATTACAGCTTGGATAAACTCATTACCTGACCAAGTGAAAAAAATATTAGAAGATTGCGTATTAAATTTTAAATCAGGAATAGCTTCTGTTGGTGCGGCGTTTGCCAATGGTTTGGCCGGAACAGAAGCTAGTCTCACAGCAGCTTACTTGAATGAAAATGAAGCACCACAACCAACAACTATAACAACATATGTAACTGATCCACTAAATGCAAATATAGACAATCTTAGTGCATCAATTAATGCTGGAATAGAATCTGGTAAAGAGGCCGCAGGTAAATGGTTCTCAGGTGATTCAGTTACTAAAGGTAAACCATAATTGGAAGTTTATAATGACAATTAAAAAACCAGATTATTTTAACGCATGGACAGAACCCGAATCAGCGGCAAATACAAGTATTAACCCGTTGACAAAGGTGGCGGATTATCAACCAATTTATCCTTTTAATAATGCAACACAAACTCCTAGTGGCCATGCATTTGAAATGGATGACACTCCAACAAGGGAGAGAGTTAGGTTGCAACACCGTACAGGTACATTTATTGAAATGCATCCTAATGGTGATGAGGTGCATAAGGTCTATGGTGATGGATATGAAATAACAATCAAAGATAAAAACATACTCATTAATGGAAACATGAACATTACCGTTTTAGGTGATGCGAACATTTATACGCAAGGCAATGTTAATGAACAAATTGATGGTAATTATGAATTACATGTTAAAGGTAATTATACTACAGTAGTGGAAGGTTTGACCAGTTTTGTTTCACAAGGCGATATGGATATTAAAGCTGGTGGCGCACTAGGTGGTGGTATAAATCTTGTTCCAGGTGAATATGTGAATGTTCTTGGAGATATAAGGTCTGAGGGTTCAATAACAGGCAACTATATTTTTTCTTCAGGTCGAGTGGATTGTATATCTGGTATGTCCGCTTCATTTGGTGGTTTTGCAACACCTGGAGGTGGTATTTCCGTTGGAACAGGTGTGCCATTTCCTGGCCAAATTTCTAGTTTGGGTCCAATCAATTCTTTAGTTTCAATGTCTGCGCCATTATCATCATCTGCAATATCAACTTCTTTCTTTGCGAAAGATATTATCAATGGAATTTTACGAAATTTACAATCTCATATTGCACCGAATGGACCAACAAGTCCACCAACAAGACCAGAAATTACAGCTTAAGGATATATTATGAGTATTTATGGAAGATTAGGGTTCAATTCAACAGACCCAACAACCAACGCGACAGTTACAACCGACAGTAGTGCCGTTGCAAACAATTTGGCATTTATGCCACAATTATTGAATGCATGGCAAACCGAAGACATTTCCACATCCAATACTGGTGGTTATTTTGTCAATCCTGTGGCACCATTAACTATAACGATAACATCTGCACTCAATTCAATAAATGCTGCAACATTGGCTATCAATGTTCAATCCACTATATCTTCTACAGTCACACAAGCTTTGCGTGATTTAGGCAATACAGCCGTTGGTGCAGTAGGTACAGTAAACAATTACTTGTATGTTACTAATAGACAATCCAATGTTGTTGATCCGGGAAGTGATGTGACTACAGTTCATTACAGAATGGCAATAGGATATGGTAAAATATTGTCCTATATCACATATCAATCTGATGGCGTGCAAAATAATTCACCTATTATGGGTAATTTTACTAGTATAACTTTAGGTAATACATTAAGTACACTTAGTAACACATTGTCCTCACAACAAATTACACTTTCAAATAGTATTACGATGGGTACACCAAATACTTCTAATTTAACTTTGGCGCAAACACAAGCAATAAGTAGCACTATAGGATCCATCACTTCTTTGATGACAACTTATACTACACAAGATAATGCATTCTTTACAAATTCAGCGGCTGTTATAGCTGATTATTCTGTAGTTGCTCCATTAAGTGAATTGGGTGCAACTGAAACTCTATTAGTAAACACTTATATTGGAACAAACAAGTTGAAAACTAGATTACTCTCTCAGACACAAACCGCAAATGTCTCTTAATAAGAGTAATAAATAGAAGATGGCAACATTAAAAAAAATATACTCAGACATAGACCTCACATTCAAGCGTGTGCCAGGTACAAATGATATTGCTCTCCGTTATGATGAGAATGCCGTAATAGCCTCGGTTAGAAATCTTTTGTTGACTAATTTTTATGAGAGGCCTTTTCAGCCTGATGTTGGTTCCAATTTAAATCGATTACTATTTGAACCAGCGACAGAAGTTACCGCCTCAATTTTAGATACAGAAATAAGAAATACTATTAAAAATTATGAGCCAAGGGTTGCTATTGATGAGTTGGAAATTACACTTAATGAAGATGGAAATTCATTTTTAGTTTATTTAAGTTTTTATGTTGGAAATAACTCAGTACCAACAGCAGTTAACCTAATTCTTCAAAGGTCCAGATAATGGCATCAAATACAAACATACAAGTAGCTAATCTAGATTTCTCGGATATCAAGAGAAATTTCATTACCTATTTGCAATCTCAAGACACATTTAAAGATTACAACTTTACAGGTTCAGCTCTTTCTACACTATTGGATGTTCTTGCATACAACACACAATATAATGCTTTCTATCTAAACATGGTTGCAAATGAAATGTTTTTAGATTCGGCATTGCAGCGTTCTTCGGTTGTTTCTCATGCAAAATTAATGAATTATGTTCCAAAATCGGCAGTTGGACCTATTGCAGAAATTAATCTTGTTTTTAGTGGAGTGACAACTACAAGTCTCACAATCCCAAAATATACAAAGTTTCTTTCAGAACCTGTTAATGGAACAAATTTTAATTATGTTACAACAACAGCTACAACAGCAAGTGTGGTTAACAATTTTGCAAAATTTCCAATGATTGAATTGAAACAAGGAAGCCTTTCATCATACAGTTTTATCGTAAACTCTACAAACAATCCAAATTACATATATGAAATTCCAGATACCAATATTGATTTATCTACAATAGAAGTATTGGTTCAAGAGTCTAGTACAAATACCTACTATGATGTTTATAATAGTGAAACAAGTTATTTGGAATTAAATCCAACAAGTAAGGTATATTTTGTTCAAGAAGCAGTAAATGGAAATTATCAAATTTATTTTGGTGACGGCGTTTTAGGTAAACAATTGTCTGATGGAAATATCGTAAGAGTTAATTATCTAACAACATTGGGAACTGCTGGTGGATTAGCCAATAACTTTGTGTTAATGGACAATATTGGTTCTTATGCCACTATAACTGTTAATCCAATAATGGCTGCAACTCAAGGCATAGAAAAAGAGGCGATTGCTTCTATTAAATTCCAAGCACCAAAAGCTTTTGCAGCACAAGGCCGTGCAGTAAGTAAGAATGATTATATCACAGCAGTTCAACAAAACTCTTTAGGCATTTCTTTCGATGCAGTTTCTGTTTGGGGTGGCGAAGAAAATATTCCGCCAGTTTATGGTCAAGTGTTTATCTCATTAAAACCAAAAGGTGCCTACGATTTAACAACGACACAAAAAGAATTGATTAAAACTCAGGTTCTTAAACCAATTAGTATGATGACGGTTGAACCTACGATTATTGATCCAGATTATACCTATATTCAAGTTTCTGCAAATGTACTTTATAACACGGCTCAGACTACTTTGACTCCTGGAACAATGCAAACAGGAATACAAAATGCTATTTACAATTATGCGGCAAATAATCTAAACACTTTTAATTCCACATTCAGTTCATATGATGTTTTAACCACAATAAACTCATACAATAAATCTGTAGTTTCTTCTGATTTTACTATAAATGTCCAAAAGAAATTTTATCCTACATTAGGTACTTCAACGACATATAATCTCTATTATAATAGCAAATTAAAACGCGGGTTATATGGTTCTTCTTTAGTTAGTTATCCAAGTGTAACTATTACAAATCCAAGCAATACTGCAACAACATTGAGTGGTGTTTATTTTGAAGAAGTTCCCACATCTACCGTTGGTATAGATTCAATTTCAGTATTAAATCCAGGTTATAATTATACTGATACACCAACTGTGGTAATTACAGGTGATGGAACAGGCGCAACAGCTACTGCCAAAATTGTTAACAACAAGTTGTATTCAGTCACCGTAACAAATGCAGGCGTTGGATACACTTCCGCACTAGCTACAATTATTGCTGCTGTTGGAGACACTACAGGTACAGGCGCATCTGTAGTGGCACAGTTACAAGGTCAATATGGAACAATAAGAAGTTACATTAACGATACAGTTAAAGGTAAAGTTGTTGTTTCTGCTAATGTAGGCACAATCGATTACACAAATGGTATTGTTATATTAAGTAATTTTAATCCTGTATCAGTCGATAATGATTTGGGCCAATTAACCATATCATGTCAACCAACAACGACAATCATATCTTCTTCGTTGAATAGAATAATTACAATTGATCCATATGACTCAGCTGCGGTGAGTGTTTCTGTTACAGCTAAGAAAAGTTAATTAAATGTTACAAAGTACCAATAAAACATCGTTACTGGTTCCTTTTCAGCTTCCTAAATTCATTAGTGAGGACCCAAACTACGCCAATTTTGTCTTATTCATACAGGCATACTATGAATGGTTAGAAGAACAAAATAATACATTAGATTTCTCTAAGAATCTTTTGAATTACATGGATGTAGACACAACCACAGAGCAGTTCTTACAGTATTATGTAAATGATTTTATGTCTTATTTCCCACAAGAAATATTGGCAGATAAAAGAAAAGCAATCAAAATAGCAAAACAACTGTATGAAAGTAAAGGTACGCCTGCTTCTTATAAGTTTTTGTTTAGAATACTCTACAATTCTGATGTAGAATTTTTTTATACTAAAGATGCTTTACTAAAAGCTTCTGCTGGTAAGTGGTATGTTCCTAGAAGTTTGAAATTGGCGACCAGTGATAAAAACTTCCTGTCAATTCAAAACCTTAGAGTATTTGGCAACATTTCAAAATCTATTGCAACAGTTGAAACTGCAATATTTGATGGTCTTAAAACAGAAGTATTCATTTCAAATGTTGAAAGATTATTCCAATCAGGTGAAACAGTTACTGTTGTTGATTCAAATAATCAAACATTATATTTCCTCAATGGTGCAATAGTACCAGAAGGAACAGCTGGTTCAGAATCTCTGACAGCACTCATTGTTGGCCAAATTAGTCAGGTTGTTATTGATCCAAACAATAGAGGTCTATCTTATAGTACAGGTGATCCAATTGTTTTTTATGGTGGGTTAAATTCAAATGTGGCTGGACCAGTTGGTGCAACCGCATATGTTGGCCAAGTTACATCAGGTTCAATTCAGCGTATTGTTGTTTCGAATGAGGGATATGGTTATACCACATCTACAGCAAACCTGCAAATTGGTGGTGCAAATACTTTTATACAATTTACAAATCTATCAGGTTCAAGTCCATCATCACCTATTGCAACAGTTGGTACTTTAAATCCTGCAGGAATTGCAAATGTAACTTTTATTCCAACCGATAGTATACAGTTAAAGAGATACCATTGCATTGGAAATATTGCAGGCAGTTCAGGCGCAAACACATATAATGTATCAACAGGACTTTGGACACAACAATCTTATCAGTTTGCAAATAATTTAAGTGCAAATGCAAATACAACTTTAGCAAATGCGTTTTCATTTACTGGTTTTACAACGTATCCAATTGCATCACTTATTGTACAAAATCAAGGCGGTGGTTTAAGTTCTCCACCATCCATACAAGCTATATCAGAATATACGACGGATGTCTATTCTCAAACAAATCTAGCTAACTTAGGTATTCTTTCACCAATTCAAATAGTTAAACCGGGTTCAGGTTATGCTAACAATGACCAAATTGCAATTATTGGTGGATCTGGTTATGGTGCTTTTGCTAATGTAACTGTCAATAGTTCTGGTTCAATTGTATCTGCGGACTATGTAAGTAACTTAACCAATATGATTTCTTTAGGTGGCATGGGTTACATGAATTCATTACCTGTTGCTGTTGTTAAACGTACAGCCAATGGTAATGTAACAATAAGAACAACAAGTTCAACAGTTACAGGTAACGGAACAAACTTTACTGCACAATTCAGTAATGGTGCTTTACTGGTAACAAATACAAATATTGTAATTGGTACGGTTCAATCTATTGTCAATGCAACATCAATGATACTTACTGCAAATTCTAAAATTAATGGAAATGCAAATTCATATTATTTAGGAACGGCACAATTATCGATACCTGGAACTTTAGGTACAGGTGCAACTTTTTCACAAACATTAAATCGTGTAGGTGCAATTACATCATTCAATATCACAGAAAACGGTCAAGATTATATTAGCGCACCAAGAGTATCATTAAAAGTCCAAGACTTAATTGTTTCCAATGTTTCGACATTGAGTATACCAGTGAATGGTGATATAATTTATCAAGGTGCAAATGTAAATACTGCCACATATATTGCTTCTGTGGACTCAATCAACGCATTACAAAATTATATTCCTGCAAATAACAGTATATACCAGTTGAGAGTATATAACTATAATGCAATACCTAATAAAAATCTGCCATTGAAAATTGATGTTAGGAGTGCTGCTTATTCTCTTGTTTCTGGTTATACATCCATACATAATACCACATTTGATAATTCTGTAGAGAATACACGATTTGATTCTGCAAATGGTATAATTACATATGGTGATGGTTTTGCAAAAGCGAATGCAACTTTCTTGAATGGTTTGGTAATTGGAAATGGCCAATATTTGGACACTTCAGGTCAACCAAGCGCCTTTGATGTATTGCAAAGTGTGGATTATAATAACTACACCTATCAAATAACACTATCTAAAGAGATTGAAAAGTATCGTGATGTGTTATTGAATCTATTACATCCATCAGGCACAAGAGTTATTGGTCGAATTGCAATGCGTTCAAGCAACAATATGAACTTCATTGTCAATGATGCATTAGATACAGGCCACACACTAGGTTTCTATGCAGGAAATGCTGCAACAGTATCTATTTCGGCAGGTAATGCAACAACTCCAAGTAATAACATGGTTACTTTCAATAATTTGTATGGTGCAAATATTGCTAGTTTTCTTACTGCAAATACCACAGAAATCGTATTTGTTTATGGAACAGGAATCAATGATTCCGTTCATGGTTTAGTTTCTAAAATAAACTATGCAGCGAATACAGTAACACTACAAGACAATGTTTGGACATACTTTGCAAATGTGGCTGTAGGTACTTCTGCATCCAATGGTAATAACCAGATAATAAATATAACATCATTGACATATAGTTATAACATTGTCAACAATGGTACCTATAGTAATACGGCGTATCCTATATTAGATATTATTCGTGTTGGTGATACGATTACAGTTAATGGAGTAGCTCAGACAGTAACATCTTTCAGTTCTCCGTATACTTCTGTTACTTTAAGTGGTCCATTGACAAGTGGTGCAAACGGATATATTTCTGTTGGTAGAAGTATTACTTCTCTATACAACAATGTTCAAATTATTGGACCAGTCGGAACACAGTATCTTGCTCAACTAGGAACAGAAACCGGTGATATATTAACTTCAGAAACAGGCGCTTGGCTTCTAATAGGATAAAAAATGTCAACAATTAAAATCTCAGAATTACCTAAATTTTCAACAATCAATGCAAACACAGCAAACACTTTGTTTGTTGGTATTGATATACCCTCTGCACAAACATTCCAGTTTTCTGCCGGAACATTAGCAGCTGGTCTTTATGCGAATACTGCATTGGTTGTAGGTAACAATACCACCCTTTTACCTAATACGATTGCACAGTTTTCATTGGCCGGTGAATCATATGTACAAACCAACTTTGTTAACCTGAATGGCGGCGGCACAGCTGACCATGTTATTACTGCAAACAATGGTACAGATTCTACATATTTCTTAGATTTAGGTTTGGCAAATCCTGCATATCAACCAGGTTCCGAATTCAATAACATCGGTACTGCTGTTGCTCCATTAGATGGTTATCTTTATGTTCAAGGCGGAAGTTCAGCAGGATTACTTGGTGGTAATTTGATTATTGGTACTACAACATCAAATACAGAAACTAGATTTATGGTTTCTGGTGGCACATCATCCAATGTTATTGCTAAGATGACTTCTACCGGTTTCAAGATGGTCAATGGAAATCAAATTTTCTTCTCAGATGGAACTTCTCAGAACACCGCAGCTGCTTCTAATGCATACTCACAGTCTGCATTTGCTAAAGCAAATAATGCACTTGCAAATACAACAGGCACTTTTTCAGGTTCTTTAACTATTACAGGTGCAGTTGTTGCTAATACCGGTAATATTGGTAGTTTAGCACTTGCAAATAATACAATATATTCAGCATTAACAACTGTTGATATGATTATTGGCCAATCAATAGCAACTGCAAATTTGGTTATCAATCGTACAACAAACATCACTAAAGATATTAATATAACAGGCAATCTAGTAACTAACGGAACACTAATAGATTTCAACAACACAACTTTTGATCCAAATACCGCTTTTATACAGATAACTGGAGCTAATACGGCTTATCAAGCATCAAATACAAATTATATGTTGCAGATTACCGGTAAAGCAAACACAACAACACGCTTAGTATTAGATAGTTTTGGTCAAAATACCTATCCTGTTTTAATCGGCCGTATGGGTCGCGGTTCATCTGCGGCACCTGCAGCAACTTCAAACAATGACATTATGATGAGAATTGTTGGAAATGGTTTCACAGGAACACAATTTCCTGGATCCAGTCCAACAAAAATTGACTTTGTTGCATCTGAAAATTTTACCGATTCTGCAAGAGGAACTCGTATTGAATTTTATAATACACCAGTTGGTTCAAATACAATTCAAAGAATCGCGTTATTTAATGCAGATTCTGTAACTTTTACAGGCCGTGTTGAACCGCAAAAAGGTTTTGTTTATACTCCAATAGTATATCCTGGTGCTCAAACCGCAATAACAATTGACCATGCAAATACTTCTGTTGTTAGGGCTCAAACGTCCACAGGTTTAGTTGTTACACTATCAAATTTACTGGCAGGTAAAGAAGTTGTTGCATGGATAACAAACACTGCTGGAACAAACCAAACATTAACTACAGGAGTATCAGCATTAAATTCAACCTTAAATGCAACAACATATAATATTCCAGGAACATCAACTGTATTTCTTAGATATATGTCAATAGATGGTACCGTGCAAAATACTTTCTGTTCTGTCACCCACGCTTAATAAATAAATCATGGCATCAAATCTAAACATACTCACAAATCAAGCAAAAGTAATCAGAGTTGAGACGGATTATTACAATCCGACAGTCAAACTCAATGGTGCTACCATTAATTCCATATATGCTTTTATTGGCCAAGAGGATTCATGGCCAATAGTGAATTCAAGTGAAACACCAACACAACCGACAGAAGACCAGACATATCTGAAAAGAGTGTTTAAAAATATGTTTGGAGCAAAACTAATTAACTCCAGTAACATTTCACCTGTTATTCAAAGGATTAATTGGGCAAATAACACCAATTTCTTTGCATATTCCGATTCAGTAAACATGAATGCAAAAGATGCCAATGGATTTCCACTTTATAATTTTTATGTAAAGAACCGTTACGACCAAGTTTTCAAATGTCTTGCGAATAATAATGGCGGACTGTCAACTTCTGAGCCATATTTTCAACCAGGTTCATACGGAACAAATAATATCTATCAAGGTAATGACCTGTATAAATGGAAATACATGTATACAATTGATGCAGGTCTCAAGAAAAGTTTCTTGGATACTGATTGGATGCCTATCCCTGTTGGTGCAAACACACCTCAACCATATCTGACTAACGCAGGTTGCGGAGACATTGAGGTAATAAATGTAACAAACGGAGGATCAGGATATGATGCAGTTAACACATATATTGTGGTTACCGTAACAGGTGATGGTACAGGAACCGTTGCAAATATAACAAGTTCACAGATAACCAATGGTGTAATTAATGATATTGTTGTCAAAACAGGTTTTGCAGGAAACAATTATACATATGCAAATGTATCAATCAAGGCATACACCTCAGCGAATCTAAGTTATATTTCTTCATTAGGTTCTGGTGCAACAGCCGTAGCTCCTATTTCACCAGTCGGCGGCCATGCATACGATCCAATATCTGAGTTGGGTTGCAATCATGTAATGTATTCAGTTGAATTCAATGGTTCTGAAAATGGTGTTTTGCCTACAACCGGTGTAAATTATCGCCAAGTTGGACTTCTTATTAATCCACAAGTATATGGTTCCTCTGGTCCAGCACTCGCAAATGGTGCAATATATAACACTTCAACCCAATTTCTAGTTTCAGCTGGTGCAGGAAATGTCTACACGGCCGATGAAATTGTACAACAATTCGATAATAATGGAAATGTTATTTACTACGGAACAGTCTTAAATTTCAACACATCAACGAATATATTACAGTTGATAAATATAAATGGAACATATACAGTTGGCCAATCAATTATTGGTTTATCTTCAGGTGCATCGAGGGTGGTTTTCTCTGTAACTTCACCTTCACTCATTCCATTTTCAGGATATATAACATATATTGAGAATCGTGTTGGTGTTCAAAGAAGCGTTGATGGCATCGAGCAATTTAAATTTGTACTAGGATACTAAAGGAAAAAAATGTCTTTAAATTTCAATGTTGGTCCATATTTTGACGATTTTGACCCATCAAAAAACTTTCACCGCATACTGTTTAAGCCAGGTTCTGCGGTTCAAGCTCGTGAATTAACACAGTCTCAAACAATTTTACAGAATCAAATTTCTGAATTTGCTTCTGCGATATATTCTACAAATACACCAGTTTCGGGTGGACAAGTCACACTTAATCAACAATGTTATTATATTAAACTGAACAATACTTACAATGGTATTACAGTAACTGCTGGGAATTTCGCAGGCCAAATTATTCAAGATTCAACAGGAACAATTCTTGCTAGAGTTATTGCTACGGCTGAAACTACAACTAGTGGTTCCACCGTTGGTGACCCACCAACATTGATTGTAACATATCTCTCAGGTGCTCAATTTACCGATGGTAGTGTTATTTCAACAAGCACAGGTTCAACATACTATGCTTCTGTCGCTACATCGACCACTACAGTAGTTAATTCAGTATCAACAACCATATCTTCAACTGGTCTTTCATCGGTTGCTTCTATTGCGAATGGTGTATTTTATGTTGTTAATGGATATTCCATTTCAAATAGTACTGGCATCCAATATTCAATAGGTAACTTTGTTACTGTTAATCCACAGACAATCATTTTAGACAAGTATGATAATTTACCATCATACCGCATTGGTTTACAAATTACAGAAACAATTTACGATTACATCAATGATTCTTCTTTGTTGGATCCTGCTATTGGTGCATCCAACTATCAAGCACCGGGTGCAGACAGATATGTTATCACACTAACATTGATTACGTTGCCTTTGACTTTAGGTAATGATGATAATTTTATTGAATTGGTTCGGATTGAAAATGGTAATATTTTAAAACAAGTTGATGGCACTGTTTACTCAACCATCGATGATTACTTTGCAAAACGTGATTATGAAACAAATGGTGATTATATTGTTAATGATTTCAAACTAACACCATCTGCAAATTCTACATCAAATACAACCTATGATTTAAGTATTAGTAAAGGTGTTGCATATGTTCATGGTTATCGAGTAGAGAACCAATCTGATATTAAATTAACAAACACAAGAGCTCAGTCTGTTGCAAATATCAGTAATAATCCAGTTTATGTGGATTACGGAAATTATTTTGTTGTAGACACCTCTAATGGTGTATTTGATATTTCTACATTGCCTCAAGTTGATTTGCATTGTGTTCCTGCAGCTAACATTGTTTCAACAAATACTACAACTTATTCATCAACATTGATTGGTTCTGCTTTCATGCGTAACTTGAAATATAATTCAGGTACTGGAACAAATACTAAAACATATATTTTCAATGCATATATTTCAGATTTTGCTGCAAACACATTATCCGGAAATGTTACATCAGGCACTGCAACAACCTTCACAATTAATGATACAAACGGTTCATTCTCAGCCACTTCAAATTCTTACTTCAATGTAACAGTAAGTATGAATACTGGCGGTATTATTGATTTGAGAAATATTACAAGTTACAATGGTGCTTCCAAAGTAGTAAATGTGGATTCTCCATTCACAGTAACACCAACAGCAACATCAACTTTCTCATTGATATATGAAAATTATGATGTTGAATCTATTGTTAAAACTGCCGGTTCTGGTTCTTATGCGCTAACCGCAAATGTGAATATAAATGCAGCAAGTGGTAAAGTTAATGGTCTTGCAAATTCAGATACAATATTATATTCACAAGTTTCACCCGAATTAATATTTCAAATTGGTTATCCATATGTTGCACAATTAACCACCACTTCTTATTTTACACAAAGAGTATATCGTTCAAAAACATTTACTGGTAATACATTAACACTACAAGCAACATCAGGCAATGCAAGTAATCCATTAAGATTTGAAGGTACAGGTACTTTAGATAGTTCATCTGCGCCGCAATTATTCATGGTTGTTGATAATTCAACAGGTAATGTTTTAGATTTTACTACATCAGGTAATACAATTTCAATTTCTTCTGATAAAACTCAAGCAACATTTACAGTTGGTTCTGGTGTTGGTACAAATAAAAATGTTACAATTATTGCACAAGTCCAAGCAAGCAGTGGTGATTCTTCAAGTTATGTTTTAAAATCAAAATCTTTAGTTACGGGTAACACCGTAACTGTTGGTACACTTGCATCAGTTTCTGGAACAAATTCTTATCAGGATTTAACAAAAGGTCAAATTACAATTAGTAAAACAGACATTACAGCAACTGGAAAAATGTCATTGTATGTAAATGATGTTAAAAGAATTGTAGGTGTATTTGATTCAGGTGTTGCTGGTACAAATCCATCAGGTTCATTGTCAAATTATACAGATATTACTTCTTATTTCACATTAGACAATGGCCAAAGAGATAGTTTCTATGACCATGCATCGGTTTCATTGATTCCAGGTGCGCCGATTCCTTCAGGAAATATTCTTGTTGCTGTAGATTACTATTCTCACACACAAGCATCTTCTGGTGATGGTTATTTCAGTATCCAATCATATAATACATCAGGCTCAACTTATGGTGGTGTATCGAGTTCAGCAGAAGCTTATGCACAAATTGGTTCATACACAGCTAAAGATGGTGTACAATATGCATTAAGAGATTGTATTGATTTTAGGCCTTGCCGAGTTAATGGTCAGACTGCATATGTTTGGGAATATTCAGGTACACAAACTTCTACGAATGATATTGGTATGTTGATACCCAATAATTTATCAAACTTTACAGGTTTCTATCAATACTATTTGGGTAGAAACGACAAATTAGTATTAACAAAAGATAAGAGTTTTAATATAATTCAAGGTACACCTTCTGTTAATCCATTATTGCCAAATGAACCATCTGGTTCTATGATAATTGCAAATTTATTTCACGACCCATATACAGCTTTTGTTCCTGGTGAGGGTACACCTGGTGTTCCATCAAACTTGTCTATCAATAAAATTATTCACAAGCGTTGGGCTAAAGAAGATATTACAGATTTAGAAACCCGTGTTAATAATTTAGAATATTATACATCATTAAGTATTTTGGAACAAAAAGCTAGTTCTTTACAAATTCCTGATGCTAATGGTTTAAATCGTTTTAAGAATGGTATATTGGTTGATGATTTTTCATCATTTGGAACAGCAGACACACAAAATCCAGACTATGCTGCAAACATCAATGTTCGTAAAAATCAACTAACTGCATTGCAATTGGTTGATAATTTTCAACTCCAAAATCCTGTTGTGCTTGCGAGTTTAGGAACGATAGCAAATACAAATAGTTATAGAATTAATAGCATCAATGGTGCTCAAACAAATCTGTTTACTTTACCATACACAACAGAAAATGTTGCTGTTCAACCACTTGCAAGTAGTACAGTTTCTGTAAATCCATTCAATGTTTCAGTCCAACAGGGGTTATTACAAATGAACCCACCAATGGACAATTGGGTAGATAACAATCAAGCACCAGCGATTTTAGTTACTAATCCTAATTTTCAAATATATCAAGCCACAACTGGTGTTAACTTGTTAAATTCAGGTGATTATCAAACTATTCCAGGAACATTATCATCAAGTAGTAGTTCTAGCTCAAGCGTATCCACTACTAGTACATCTAGGACAACTACTGTAAGCACAACAACGCAAACATATGCAAGTCAAATTCAAAATGTTACTTCAGGTGCATATAATCCTACTTCTTCCACATTTGGAATTAATAATGGATACTTGACTAATATTACAGTATTGCCTTACATTAGACCGCAACAAGTTATTATTCGTGCATCTGGTTTGTTGGTCAATTCAAATGTATCGACATTCTTTGATGGTGTAGATGTATCACGATACATGACTGCTCCAAATACAATTGAATTGACAGGTGTTTCTGGCACATTTAATAATGATGATATTATTGGTTTTTATATTGCCAGTGTGTTCTATCCAATTGCTCGTGTAACAACTGTTTATTATTATACAGATACGACAAAAGTTCGTTTATATGTTTCAGATATTCTTGGTGTTCCTAATTTATTAGGATCTACAACTTTAAGGAATGCAACATTTGACTCTAGTGGAAATTACTTGTCTTCTTCTGCATCAGGAACAGTAGCCTCTAATTCAGTAATAAACATAAGCCAAAGTGGTTCAATTAGTGGTGTTGGTGGTGGTTGGTCAAATACATTAAATGGTAATACAACAACACAAATATTTGGAACACCAATAGTACAAGGTTATTCATCACTATTGAATAACTATGGAGTTTGGGGTGATGGAACTAATAGTACCAATTTCAATTTTACCTCACCCGTCACACTCACAGCTAACGGAATTTACACGATAGAGGTTGGTGCATCAGGTTCAGCAACAGTTTATGCGAATGGTACAAGCATTGGAACTTCTTTAACGAACACACCAGCATCAACAACAACTTTTACTTATACAGTATCAAATGCACCAACAACGGTAAAACTTGGATGGACCGCAACAAGTTCAGGTACAACAACATCAGCTTTTGGTGCAACAATTAAGAATGCATCAAACACGATAGTGTATACTACAATTAATCCACCGATTACATATACTAATGCAGGAACTTCGGTTAGAATGCCAGCTGGCGCAGAGTGGTTTGTTGGTGCAACTCAATTAAGATTGGATCCAGCTACTGCTTCAAATACTTCTAGTTACTATGTTGGTTCAACAATTAACATTACATCAAAATATGTTTACAGTCTCGATGTATCTGCAACATATGTTCCACCTCCACCAAAACCTTCTGGAGGTGGCGGTGGTGGAGGTAAAATTATCTGTACCAAACTATACCAATTGGGACTAATGGATGAATCAATTTACAAGGCGGACCAAGAATTTGGTGAATTGTTAAAATTGAATGACCCTGCGGCCTATCATGGTTATATTCGTTGGGCTACAGTTGTTGTTGATTGGATGTCCGGTGAAGGTCCACAATGTATGTTCTGGATTAAAGATGATAAGAAGCGTTCTGAAGTCCAAGCAAAACTTGCAACAAAATGGGCTCATAGAATTGCAACACCTTGGGCTGAACATATGGCATATATAATGGGTAAGAGAGATAAAGATAATCTCGCTGGTAAAATTATTATGAATATTGGTAAACCAATTAGTAAAATAGTCAACTTATTACCAAGAAAAGACAAGCAAGCTGGTATAGTAACAGGTTACGGAATGTGGGCACTATTTGCTTTCTTATATACAATTAGTAGAGTTTTTGGTGATAAATCATTTCCCAAGACAATAAATAATTAATAAAATTTTGGAAAAATAAATGACAACACTTTATCGCTCAAGTCTTTACACTTATTCTGCAACCATTACAGCATATGATCCGGTAACAAAACTTGTTACACTTAGTACTCCTGTAAATTTATCGTTGGGTACAAATACAGAAATGGGTGGAGATATTAGTTCTCGTTATTCCATTTCAGGCAATTTAACTAAAATTAGCTCGGCGGTGCAAACTGGAAACTCATTAGCTAAACCTTCGACAGATGAAGCTGGTAATTTTGTTGGTATTTTCAATGTTCCTTCCACTACATTTCAAACCGGAAGTAGAGTATTTCGCGTAGATAATAGAACTGTGGCCACAGATTTAACAACCGCAACAACATTTGCCGAAGGAACATTTGTCGCCTCAGGTCTTTCAACATCCTCACAAAAATTAGATTTTGCACCTTCAATAGATTCTTCTAAATCTGTATTTACTCAAGTAAATCAAAGAGCCAATCAATTAATTAGTTCAGTTACAACGACTCGTTCTACTACCGTACAAACAGGTAATAGTGATCCGGTTGCACAAACATTTATTGTTTCAAAAGATAATTACCCCAATGGCATTTTCTTATACTCAATCAAATTATTTTTCTATTCAAAACCTTCAACAAATATTCCAGTAAAAATTAGTGTTGTACCTACAATTAATGGTTATCCTGATGGTTCTACATTAGATTACTCTACGGTTATGTTACTTCCAAACCAAGTAAACACATCCAGCACACCACATTATTTGGATCCAAGTGCTTATACAGAATTTGTTTTTGATGCACCGGTTTATATTCAATCTGGTGTATTGTACGCTTTTATTGTTAATTCAGCTTCTAAAGATTATGTACTTTATTATGGTCAACAAAATCAAATAGCTGTACCCTCTACTGCAAAAGCTAATGTATCAGATGCAAATCCAAGTAATCCAACAAAAATTGGTGCAGCTCCTTATGTTGGTGCTTTGTTTGAATCTCAAAATGGTATAACATGGTCAGCAGACCAAACAAAAGATTTGATGTTTGTTATTGATAAATGTGTGTTCTCTACAACCACAGCTTCGGTTCAGTTTACTGTACCCAAAGGTTTGCCATTTAGAAAAATGGGCAACCAAGATATTTTGAATAAGATAGATGCGAATAGTGCCTCACAGATATTTGGTAATTATTCTCCAAGTAGAGTTTATGATGCAATGAATATCACCACAACTGACCTTGCACCAACAGGAACAAGTATCAATTATTCATATACAGCAACATTAAAGACTGGAAATGTACCAACAGGTACAAATTCAATTACTCCTGGAAGATTAGGAAGTCCTTTACCTGATGACATTTACTTAAATGATGGAAATGGAGAAAGAACCCTATTAAAGTATTCAAATAATTCCTTCTCATTGTATGCAACAATGGCCACAAGTGATCCTAACGTGACCCCAATCATTTCGGACGATGGTGTTACGATGTATGCGATTTCTTATCTCATCAATAACATGGGAATTGGTAATAATGTTATATCTATTACCAATCCAGGTTATGGTTATAACGTCAATGCAACAACAATATCAATTTCAAGTCCAGATGTTGGTTCAAATGTTGCAACATTAGGATTTACTGCAAATGCCAACGGTGCAATTACTTCTGTATATGCAATTACACCAGGTTCTGGTTATCTAACATCACCAACAATTACAATTTCCAATCCAGCTACTCGCGGAGGAAATGCAAATGCTGTTGTTACAGTAACAGGTGAAACATCATCAAAAGGTGGTAATTCATATGCAAAATATTTCACTAAGAAAGTTGTACTTGCACCAGGAAATGATTCAGGTGATTTAAGAGTATTTTATACTGCATATAAACCATTAGGTACAGCTATCTATGTTTATTACAAAATTTTGAATTCATTAGATACAGCTCCGTTTGAATCAGGTAACTGGCAGTTGATGACAACTATGCAGAATCCAAATACATTTTCCACATCTAGAACCGATTTGTATGAATATGAAGCTGCGCCTGGCATTTATGCAAGTAACCAAGCAAACAACAGCATCAGTTATGTAAGTGCAACAACAGGTCAAAAGTATACATCATTTATTCAATTTGCAATCAAAATTGTTTTAGCGACAAGTGATAATACAAATGTTCCTTTCTTAACTGATATTCGTGCATTAGCATTGCCAGCAGGAACAGGAATCTAAAATGGAACTAGTAAGAGTTACTGGAACAAATTTTGTTCGTGATATAAACAGTAGAGCTCTTTTGCCTACAGATAGTACAGAAAAAAATGAGTATTATAATAAACTTAGGTTGGTAAAGATTCAAAAAGAAGAAATAAATAAAGTAAAATCAGAAATAGATTGCATCAAATCGGACATGTCCGAGATTAAATCGTTGTTGCAACAATTACTAATAAAAGGTTAAGATGGCAAATACAGTCAATATTTTAGGTTTCGCCAACACATTTGGTGATTGGATTGTTGCAACAAACGCCGATTCAAATGAAATCAATTCAATCGGTAAGTATGATTGGACAAAAGATTCTGGTTCTTTGATTTTAAATGGAACAGGCACATCTCTATCTGTTGGAAATAATGCTACAATTTCCGGATTATTACAAGTTACAGGTACATCTTCTTCTGCAACCATCGACAACAACTTAACTGTAGGTAAACAAGTATATTTCACAAATACATCACAGAGTTTAGTTGCAAGTGGTTCGATTACTTCTAATGGAACTATCTACGCCACAAATACAGGTACTAGTTTATCAGTATCAAATAATTCAACCTTAGGTGGAACATTAAGTGTTTCTGGTACAACAACCATTTCTAACACAATCAATGTATTAGGTGCAGCAACATTACAAAATTCATTGACTGTAGGTGCAGGTGCAGGAATTACAGGAAACGTAAGTATAACAGGAAACACTTATACATCATTTTTAACTTCAAATAATAGAATTAATGCTGGCCAATTAACAGTAACTTCAAATGGTAATTTTGGAGGTTCCATTATTGCAGCAACAAGCGCAGTTGTTAATGGTTATGATATTATTGCATACATCTTAGGAGCATTTACACAAGCTAATTCAGCTTATGGTTCCCAAAATACTACCGGAATATATTCCAATTCGGCATTTAGTTTTGCCAATTCTTCGTATTTGTTTGCTAATAATCTACAGTCTGGTGCTCAAACAATCAATAATATGACATTGACTGGATCATCACTTTCAGCAACAAATGCTGTTGGTGCTTTTCAATCATTGACAACATCAGGTTCAGTAACTGTTGGCGGTTCTTTTGTACTTAATGGAACAGTTGTTTATACAACAAATAATTTTGTAATAAATGCAAACACAAATACACCTGTTATAAGTTATTTTAGTGTTAATAGAGGTACTGCAAATAATCAACCAACTGGTATTCCAAATGCCAATGCGACTATACGTTGGTATGAAACAGGTAAATATTTTGATATTTTAGATGTAAACAATGGTACACAGTACTCACAAATCATGACTGCAAATATGATTTCTGATAGTACAACATCAACAAGCACAACAACAGTACCAACAAATAAAGTTTTAACTGGTGCTTTTATCCAAGCAAATGCCGCTTTTAGTGCTGCTAATACGGCGGCTTTATCTGCACAACCTGCGTTTACACAAGCAAATTCAGCATATCAATCTCAAAATACGACAGGCACTTATGCTAACTCTGCATATTTGGCGGCAAATAATGCCAACGCTAATGCAATAACATCTGGTGCTTATGCTAACTCAGCATTTAGTGCTGCTAATACGGCGGCTTTATCTGCACAACCTGCATTTATTCAGGCAAACGCTGCGTATACACAAGCAAATACAGCAACAACAAATGCAGCTACAGCAGACACTAAAGCAGTAACATCAGGTTCTTATGCAAATTCAGCTTTCACAACGGCAAATAATGCATTACCAAGAACTGGTGGTACATTGTCTGGTGATTTAGGTGTCACAGGTAATTTATTTGTCAATGGAACTTCTTCATATATTAATGTTTCAACCTTCCAAACAGTTGATTCATTGATTGAATTAGCTGCGAACAATTTATCGGATACAGTTGACATTGGTTTTTATGGCCAATATGTAAGTGCAGGTACAAAATATGCAGGTTTAGTAAGAGTTGCAGGAAGTAATTATTATCTATTCCAAGGTCTAGCAACAAATCCAACAAGTAACTCAGTTGGTGCTATAGTGTATGCAAATTATGGAACACTAAATGCAAATATTGCTGCAGGACAAATAACTTCTTCACAACCTGTTCCAGTTTCATCTGGTGGTACAGGAGTTGCATCTTCTACCGGAACAGGTTCAGTTGTACTTTCAAATACTCCAACTTTAGTAACACCTGTACTTGGCACACCAAATTCAGGTACATTGACAAACTGTACTGGTTTGCCAGTTTCTACTGGTATTTCAGGTCTTGCCACAAATGTTGCTAATTTCTTAGCAACTTCCAATTCTGCCAATTTACTGGCAGCTGTTACTGATGAAACTGGTTCTGGTGCATTAGTTTTTGCAACAAGTCCCACTTTAGTAACTCCAATACTTGGTACTCCATCATCAGGTAATTTGAGCAATTGTACATTCCCAACATTGAATCAAAATACCACAGGTTCTGCTGCAACATTTACTAGCACAACACAGAATTCTCAATTTAATTCAATTGGTATTGGTACGGCTGCTTCAACAACGGCTGGTGAAATTCGTGCAATTGGAACTATTACTGCATATTATTCTGATGATAAACTAAAAACGAATTTAGGAAACATCATAGGTGCTTTAGATAAAGTTAAGTCACTCAATGGTTTCTATTATGAAGCTAATCAAACGGCACAAGATTTGGGTTATAAAGTAAGGCGCGAAGTTGGTGTATCTGCACAACAAGTACAATCAGTTTTACCTGAAATTGTTCATCCTGCACCTATAGATAGTCAATATTTGACAATTAATTATGAACGTCTGGTGCCATTATTGATTGAGGCCATCAAAGAACTGAGTGACCAAGTAGAGGAACTGAAGGCAAAACTACCGTAAAAAATATCATAAATATGTTGAGTGCAGAAAATAAAAGGTACAACAAATGGCCGCAGGATATTCAGACCAATATTTGGAACAAGGTTCCACTTTTACATCACAACTAACATTAGCTGACGATTACGGAAGCCCTTATAATCTTACAGGATTTACTGTATCATCAAGAGCTAAAAAGTCTTATACCACCGCCAATGTTGCGTTCAATATTACAACAACAATTACCAGTGCAAACAACGGAATTATAACACTTTCTTTAACTGCGCCAGTAACCGCAAACATTCCGTATGGCAAGTATGTGTATGATGTTATCACAACAAGTGCAACAAATCAAGTTTCTAGGGTGTTAGAAGGACAAATTTATGTATCTCCAGGAGTTACTGGTGTAACCAATTCTTATGGTACAGATGCATAATGGCAACAGTAGTAGTAAATCCTATATCACAAATTAGTGTAAGGGTTGGACCAGGAGCACCCGCATCTGTACAATCCACTGCACAATTTTTAGGTGCATCAAGTCAATCTCAACAGATTCAGCAAATTTACGATGTAGCTAATTCAGCTTTATCTACTGCAAATACTGCTTTATCGCAAGTTTCTACAGCATATAATCAATCAAACCTAGCTTTTGCAGCTGCAAATTCTGCGACTGCTGGAATAAATGCTGCTTTTATTGCCGCAAATTCTTCATATGCTAGTCAAAATACAACTGGAATTTATGCAAATGCAGCTTTCTCTAAAGCAAATACAGCTGATTCAGATGCATTGGCTTATGCGATTGCATTAGGTTAATAAATATAAGTTATTAGGAAATAAAAATGGCAAATAGTTTTAAAAATTATGGATCGGCCGCAGTCGGTACATCTCCGACAGTAGTGTATACAGCTGGCGCCGGAACTCAAGCCACAATTATTGGTATGTCAGTTGCAAATCTATTAAATACTTCAATATCTGCAAATGTTATTTTAAACATTAGTGGTTCAAATTTTTATATGGTAAAAAGTGCTCAGATTGATCCAGGAAGTTCTTTAATTCCAATAGGCGGCGGCCAAAAAGTAGTATTGGAATCTGGTGATTATCTTTCAGTAAATACAAATACAGCTTCTTCAGTTGATGTGATAGTTAGTCTATTAGAAATAACATAACATGAAGACAATTTATACCATTTTAGGTAATCAAGAGAATAAAGATGTACGGGTTGCAGGTGACTATGCAAATACCGCATATCTTCAGGCCAACTCATCTTATAGTAGTCAAAACTCTACTGGATCATATGCCAATTCTGCGTTCTTATCAGCGAATGCAGCTTTCTTACAAGCAAATGCAGCATATATTCATGGAAATTCTAGTCATTCTCAAGCAAATTCTGCGGCACTATATGCTAATGGCGCTTTCATTCAGGCAAACGCGGCCTACATTAGCCAAAACACTACAGGTACCTATGCTAATGGTGCGTACTATACAGCCAATTCGGCACAAACATACGCTAATGGTTCTTTTGCTCAAGCGAATGCAGCTTTTAATACACAAAACGTAACTGGAACCTATGCTAACTCAGCATACTATACCGCAAACTCAGCACAGATATACGCTAATGGTGCTTTTGCTCAGGCAAATGCATCTTACACTGGTCAAAATGTAACAGGCACATATGCCAACTCAGCATATTATACCGCCAATTCGGCAGCATTATATGCTAATGGTGCTTTTGTACAATCCAATTCGGCTTATAATAGTCAAAATACCACCGGCATCTATGCTAACTCCGCTTTTACACAAGCAAATGGAGCGAGTTTATATGCGAATGGTGCTTTTGTACAAGCCAATTCTGCATATACTAGTCAAAATGTAACTGGAACTTATGCTAATTCAGCTTACTTAGCAGCCAATAATGCAAACGCCAACGCAATAACATCTGGTACATATGCCAATGGTGCATTCACTCAAGCAAATTCGGTCTATTCTTCATCGAATGGAATTAATTTAACACAGAACACCAGTATTACATCAGCGTTTGCACAAGCAAACTCATCATATGCTTCACAAAATGTGACTGGCACATATGCTAACTCCGCATATACAGCAGCCAATGGTGCAAATGCTAACGCAATAACATCTGGTACATATGCTAACTCAGCATACTATACTGCAAATTCTGCTGGTGTATATGCTAATGGTGCATTTGCTCAGGCTAATGCTGCCTTCGCAACAGCAAATTCAACTTCAGCTGGTAGCGCGGCAAACGCAGCTTTCTTGCAAGCAAATTCAGCATATGCTTCTCAGAATGTAACCGGTACATATGCCAATTCAGCTTACTTGGCGGCTAATGGTGCGAATGCCAATGCAATAACAACTGGTGCCTACGCTAACTCAGCATTTAGTTCTCAAAATACTACTGGTATTTACGCTAACTCAGCATTTAGTTCTCAAAATACTACTGGTATTTACGCTAACTCAGCATTCTCAACAGCAAATTCTGCTGGTGTATATGCGAATGGTGCTTTTGTTAAGGCCAATGCATCTTTTGGAGTTGCAAATACGGCATTACAAAATACAAGCACAATAATTACAGCAGGCAACTTAACTGTATCCAATAATTTAACAGTTGCAAATAATGTAACAGCTGCTTATTTTACCACAACCGGTTCGAGTGGAAATATTGGTGGTGTTAATATCATATATGCAAATTCTGTTAATACTTCAGTTAGTGTAATATTTCCCGATACAACATATCAAGTTACTGCGGCTGCACCTTATGCATATTCTAATGCATCTTTTACAACAGCAAATTCTGCTGGCGTATATGCGAATGGTGCTCTCGTACAAGCCAATGCGGCCTATAGTTCACAAAACGTAACAGGTACATATGCTAATGCAGCATATTATACAGCCAATTCATCTCAGTTATATGCCAATGGTGCTTTTGTACAGGCAAATTCAGCTTATGCTTCCCAAAACGTAACTGGTACCTATGCTAACTCAGCTTATTTGGCGGCCAATGGTGCGAATGCTAATGCAATAACATTCGGTTCATATGCCAATTCTGCATTTTTATCATCAAACAATTCTAATGCAAATGCAATAACCTCAGGTGCATATGCTAACTCAGCATTTCTTTCTGCAAATTCTGCTGGTGTATATGCGAATGGTGCATTTACTCAAGCTAACGCATCATACACTAGTCAAAATGTAACAGGAACTTATGCTAATTCAGCTTACTTAGCGGCTAATAACGCAAATGCGAATGCAATAACATCTGGTTCTTATGCAAACTCAGCATATTACACCGCCAATTCAGCACAGTTATATGCTAATGGTGCATTCGTACAGGCAAATGCATCATACACTAGTCAAAATGTAACAGGAACTTATGCTAACTCAGCTTATCTGGCGGCTAATAATGCAAATGCGAATGCCATAACATCTGGTTCTTATGCAAACTCGGCTTATCTAGCAGCTAACGGCGCCAATGCAAATGCAATAACTACAGGCACATATGCTAACTCGGCATATTATACGGCCAATTCAGCACAGTTATATGCAAATGGTGCTTTTGTACAAGCCAATGCTTCTTATAGTAGCCAGAATGTGACAGGTACATATGCCAATACTGCACTTAGTTTTGCTAATTCAGCTGGGTCATATGCAAACTCTGCATTCTTGAAAGCTAATAATGCTTTACCTTTGGCAGGCGGAACAATTACAGGCAATTTAACCATTGTCCAAGATGCAACAATTCAAGGTAACTTGACTGTATTAGGTACTACTATAACAACCAATACTGAATCTTTTACTGTAAAAGATACTTTGATATTATTGGGTTTAGGAAATTATTACTCAGATGCATTAGATATTGGTTTTGCTGCACATTATAATAATGGAACAAACGCACACACAGGTTTTTTCCGAGATTCGGATACAAAAGAATGGAATATATTTGAAGGTTATACACCAGAAGTATCACCCAATAACAATATTATAATTACAGATCCTTCTTATCAACGTGCAAATCTAATAGCTAATACTGTAAAAGCAAATGTCATAGCCAACACAATATATGTTAGTGGATATAATGTATTCACTTATATCACAAATGCATATACACAGGCAAATGCAGCTTACATAAGTCAGAACACGACTGGTTCATATGCCAACTCAGCTTACTATACGGCTAACTCGGCACAACTTTATGCTAACGGTGGATTTGTTCAGGCGAATGCTGCTTACGGTAGTCAGAATGTAACCGGCACATATGCCAATTCTGCTTACTTTACTGCAAACTCAGCACAACTATATGCTAACGGTGCTTTTGTACAATCAAACGCCGGATTTAATGTTGCAAACTCGTCATCATTATATGCCAATGGTGCTTTTGTACAAGCTAATGCGGCTTATACAAGAGCAAACAATACAGTCAATGCAAATACTGGTGGTACAATTACCGGTAATGTAACAATTACTGGTAATTTAATAATAACAAATACAACCACATCTATATCAAATACTACAGGTGCATTACAAGTGTTTGGTGGTGTCGGCGTTGCAGACAGTATTTATGTTGGTAATAGAGTTGGATTTGTCAATAGCAATGTAAGTGTAGTCTATCAATATTATAACTCAGCTACAGGTAGTTTAGACACGGTATTTGGATAATGGCAACAACTATAACTAAACTGTTTCCCACTGGAATACTTCAATCAAGTGTGGCATTTGATGAAGTAGCCTATAGTTCTGTTAAAGTAGGACCCGCAGGAGTATATGCGGCACTATTTGATGAAGTTACACAATCACCTATTAAGAATTTAGCCATTTCTTCTCAAGAATTTGATAACGCAACCGGGTGGAACACTGCCTCGGGTCAAGTAGTAGTAACCGGAAATGCAATAGCAGCACCTAATAGTACGCTAACCGCAGATTTACTATTGAACTCAGCACCGTTAGGTAGACATACAATACTCACAGATCCAATGACTGTATTAGAAAGAGTTGCTACTTATACATGGTCGGTACATGTAAAATCATATTCTGCATCGACCTACTTAACTTTATATTTTGCAACAGGATATCAACAACCTGATAGAATCGGCATAAATGTAAATCCATCTACCGGAGTTATTAATAATATAGCAACATCCGGTAGCGGAACATATATTACTTCAACTTCCGAACCAAAAGGAAATGGATGGTATAGAGTAAGTGTAACTGGTAATATCACCAATACCGCATTAGCAGGAGCCGGAACATTAACAGGTAGTATTGGTATAACAAAAAGTACCACTAATGCCAGCCTTGTAAACCCTACTTATGTAGGTGACGGTGCAACAGGATTTTATGGTTGGGGTGCTCAATTTGAAGCAGGATATTTAACTCCTTATCAGGGAATAGGTGCTACTGGAGTGATAGTGACTCCAGATTTTGCCGAACGCAGAACCAACACTGGAACGTATATGGTCAGTGGTTACTTTGATGAATACACTTACACTATCACACCTTTTTAACCTAGAATAAATAACATACTATGGCAAAACTTCTAAGTGGAACAAGAATATACGGAAATACATCAGTAGATACCTTTATAACGGTAGGCTCAAATGTTTCTATTTCTGGAGCAAATAATTCTACATCAAATTTAACTGGTGCGCTTGTCATATCGATTGGTGGTTTGGGTGTTGTTGGTAATGTGTATACTGGAAATCATGTAATTACAGGTACAGGCAATGGTATAACCTTTGTCGATGGAACAACACAAACAACATCACCTGCAGCGACAGCATCATACGCTAACTCAGCATACTATACAGCTAACTCTGCACAAATATATGCTAACGGAGCTTTTGTACAAGCCAATGCGGCTTATGGTTCTCAAAACGTAACAGGTACATACGCCAATTCTGCTTATTTTACTGCAAACTCAGCGCAGATATATGCAAATGGTGCTTTCGTACAAGCTAATGCGGCTTATGGTTCTCAAAACGTAACAGGTACATACGCCAACTCAGCATACCTAGCAGCTAACAATGCTAATGCTAATGCAATAACTACAGGCACTTATGCTAACTCAGCATATTATACGGCTAATTCAGCTCAGTTATATGCCAATGGTGCCTTCGTACAAGCTAATGCGGCTTATGGTAGTCAGAATGTAACTGGCACTTACGCCAATTCAGCATATGCACAAGCCAATAGCGCAAGTCTATATGCTAATGGTGCCTTTGTACAAGCTAATGCGGCTTATGCTTCTCAGAATGTAACCGGTACATATGCCAATTCAGCTTACTTAGCGGCTAACAACGCCAATGCGAATGCGATAACATCTGGTACCTATGCCAATTCAGCGTATCTAGCCGCAAATAATGCCAACGCAAATGCTATAACATCTGGTGCCTATGCTAATTCCGCATTTACTCAAGCAAATGCGGTATACATATTTGCTAATTCGGTATTCAGCACACAGAATACCAGTATTTCATCAGCATTTACACAAGCAAACTCATCATATGCTTCTCAGAATGTAACCGGTACATATGCCAATTCAGCTTATCTGGCAGCTAACAACGCCAATGCCAATGCAATAACAACTGGTACCTATGCCAATTCATCGTATTATACTGCAAACTCAGCGCAGATATATGCAAATGGTGCTTTCGTACAAGCTAATGCGGCTTATGGTTCACAGAATGTAACTGGTACCTATGCTAACTCAGCTTATCTAGCAGCTAATGGTGCCAATGCTAATTCTATAACAACTGGTATCTATGCTAATTCAGCTTATCTGGCGGCTAATAATGCAAACGCCAACGCAATAACATCTGGTGTTTATGCTAATGGTGCTTTTGTACAGGCTAACGCAGTATACATATTTGCTAATTCGGTATTCAGCACACATAATACAAGTATTTCATCTGCATTCACTCAAGCGAATTCAGCTTATGGTTCACAGAACACAACTGGTATTTACGCCAACTCTGCATTTGTAGCCGCCAATTCAGCTGGTGTATATGCTAACGGTGCTTTTGTACAAGCGAATGCTGCATATACATCACAAAATGTGACCGGTACATATGCCAACTCAGCATACTATACTGCAAACTCAGCACAGATATATGCTAACGGTGCTTTTGTACAAGCAAATGCGGCTTTCAATTCTCAAAATGTAAGCGCAACTTATGCCAACTCAGCATACTATACCGCAAACTCAGCGCAGATATATGCCAATGGTGCTTTCGTACAAGCTAATGCATCATATAGTGGTCAAAATGTAACTGGTACATATGCCAACTCAGCATATTTGGCGGCCAATAATGCAAATGCTAATGCCATAACGTCTGGTTCATATGCTAACTCCGCATATGCACAAGCTAATGGTGCTTCAATATATGCCAATGGTTCTTTCGTACAAGCCAATGCGGCTTTTACTTCATCAAATGCAATCAATTTAACCCAAAACACCAGCATTACAGCTGCATTCACTCAAGCGAATTCTGCATATGGTAGTCAAAATACAACTGGTACATATGCTAACTCCGCATATGCACAGGCTAATAGTGCCAGCATATATGCTAACGGTGCTTTCACGCAAGCTAATGCAGCTTTCGCTGTGGCAAATACTGGTCCTGCTCCATTAATTCTTCTCAACAGTACATATATAACCAGTAATGCAACGATTGCAGCAAATACAAATGGACTTTCCGTTGGCCCATTAACCATAGCTAGTAGTTACTATGTTAATGTTGCGAGTGGACAACGATGGATAATTTTATAAAATAAAAAAATGAGCACACTATCAACTGGAACTTTACTCACAACAGCATTTACAGTAAGGTCAGATTTATCTGGCAATCTGCAAATACAAACTGGTACAAGTTCAGCTAATGCAGTTCTTATCGATTCTAATCAAAATGTAACATTTAATGGTTCAATTACATCAAACACTATCACTTCGGCAGCAGCTACATCACTCACATTAAAAAGTGCAGGAACTACTGCGCTCACACTTAATTCAAGTCAAGCAATAGGTTTAGGTTCTACACCATCTTTTGGAACAAACGGACAAGTTCTGACTTCAGCAGGATCGAGTGCATCACCTACTTGGACTACTCTGTCAACAACATCCATTTCTAACGGCACATCTAACGTATCTGTGGCCTCGTCTGGTGGTCCAGTTACTATTGCTACTAATGGAAACACAGCGGTCACTATTGACACAAGCCAAAACGCCACGTTCGCGGGCACAATTAAATCCACTGGTAAAGGCGTAGTGCAAAACTACGACTACCTAGTCCCGACTACGGGGTTCTCATATACTTTCAGCACCTACAACACGCTGATAATCAACCCGGCCGGTACATTGCTTACCGGAACCATTACAATGCCTGCTTCACCTAGTGATGGAATGGTGGTTAGCTTCAGTAGCACAAAAGAAATTACTACACTTACACTTAATGCTAATACAGGACAGACGCTGAATAACACAATTCCTGGGTTAGTGCCGGGACAATCAATATCTTACATATATCGTTCTGCATCCACTTCATGGTTTGTGTTCAGCACGGCTCTTACACCAACATTTCTCACCACATTAGCTAATTTAGGTTTTTACACAGTCAGTTATTTGGTAGTTGCTGGCGGTGGCGGTGGCAGCGGAGGTTCAGGTGGCGGAGGGGCTGGAGGCCTTTTAACTTCGTCTACCAGTGTTCTTACTGGAACCGCATACACAGTGACTGTTGGTGCAGGTGGATCCGCTCAACCAGCGGCAACCGGTGTTGGTGATACCGGCGGTAATTCAAGTATTGGTAGTCTTGTAACTGCTCTTGGTGGTGGTGGCGGTAGTTCCGGTACTGGCGTTTCTGGTGGTTCTGGTGGTGGCGGCCGCGGTGGTAATGGCGGCGGCTCTGGCACTACTGGGCAAGGAAATGCCGGTGGCGGTGGAGGTGGTGGCAATGCGTGTGGTGGCGGCGGAGGCGCTTCAGCGGCCGGAAATTCTGGTTCTGGTTCTTCTGGTGGAACGGGTGGTGCTGGAACAGCAAGTAGCATATCCGGTTCCAGTGTTACTTACGCTGGCGGTGGTGGTGGTGCCGGCGCTGGTGGTAACGGCAGCGGCGGTGCAGGTGGCGGCGGCGCATATCCCAATGCCGCGACTGTAAATTCTGGTGGTGGTGGGGGCTGTACATGGAACGCCCCAAATACGGGCACTAATGGTGGTTCCGGCATCGTCATCATCAGTTACTCCGGTTCGCAAAAAGGCACAGGTGGTACAGTAACATCTTCTGGTGGAAACACTATACATACATTTACATCAAGCGGTACATACACAGCATAAAAAAGTTAAGGAGTTAATATGGCACATTTTGCAAAAGTATCAAACGGCGTAGTAGTTCAAGTCATTGTGGCTGAACCTGAGTTTTTTCAAACATTCGTAGACACAAGTCCTGGTGAATGGATCCAGACTAGTTATAATACCCGAGGCGGTGTTCACGCTAACGGCGGCACTCCATTGCGTAAAAATTACGCTGGTGTTGGTTTTACTTACGATAGAACCCGTGACGCTTTTATTCCACCACAACCATTTCCATCTTGGACATTGAATGATGAAACTTGCCTGTGGGATGCACCAACACCAATGCCTACTGACGGCATATACGAATGGAATGAATCAACTACTTCTTGGGTTGTTCTGGAATAAATGAAAACAACCATTCTAAATTGTGGAGTAAACTATGCCATTATTTCTTAACGGCACAGACAATAGCGCAACGACACCAGCAATACAAGGTGGTACTGCTGGCACAACTACGGGTGTTTACTATCCAAACACAAATCAATTAGCTATATCCACTAACGGCACACAAGCCTTTTTGATTGATGCAAACCAAAATGGCACTTTTACATCCACTGGAGCTCTTACATTAAGTAAAGGTACAACAGGACAACAACCAGCAAGTCCAGCTACTGGTATGTTGCGTTACAATACAACGACAAGCCAATTTGAGGGATATGGTGGTGCATCTCCTGCATGGACTTCTGTTGGTGGTGCAACTCTAAGCAACGATACAACGACTGCTAGTTATGAGTATCCATTGTTTGCGGCATCAACAACTGGTTCTGCGACTACAGTTTATACCAGCAATACAAATTTGTTATATAAACCATCTACCGGTGAATTACAAGCATCTGTAGTCACGGCAAATAATGGTTTATACCTAAATAGAGCAACGATAAGTTCAAGTTATACAATTGCTGCAGGTTATAATGCTATGACAGTTGGTCCTGTGACTGTGGCGAATGGACAATCAGTTACAATTACCAGCGGCCAACGCTGGTTAATTTTTTAAGGATAATAAATGGCATCAAGTATTTCTGCAGGAACAACATCCAGTACCGGTTTGGTTGCTACTGCTGATACCACAGGTGCGTTGGTATTGCAGACCAACAACGGCACGACTGCGCTCACACTGGATACTTCGCAAAATGCCACCTTTGCTGGCTACGCAAACCTGCCAAACACCTTTGGCTTCAAGAACCGCATCATCAATGGTGCGATGGTGATTGACCAGCGTAATGCGGGGGCGGCAACGGCGAATACTATTAGTGGATACACGGTAGATAGATGGCAAGTTGTTCAATACCCGACAACTGGTAAAGTTGTTGGGCAACAAAATGCTGGCTCGGTAACTCCTCCAGTTGGATTTAATAACTATTTTGGAATAACATCCCAATCGGCATTTTCAATAGTTGCTGGAAGCATTTACACATTTATTCAAGCAATTGAAGGGTTTAATTTTGCAGATATGGCTTGGGGTACTGCAAACGCACAGACAGTTACATTATCTTTTAGAGTTTATTCATCACTTACTGGAACTTTTGGTGGAAGTTTAGGAAATGGGTCAAGTTTTAATAGGTCATATCCTTTTACATACACCATCTCTTCAGCAAATACATGGACAACAATCAGCATAACAATTGCTGGTGATACTACTGGAACTTGGGCGGGGGCAACTAATGGGGTTGGGGTTTATGTTAATTTTGGATTGGGTGTAGGCTCTACTTTTAGCGGAACGGCTGGAGCATGGGCGGCTGGTGATTATCGTTCTGCTACAGGCGCAACCAGCGTAGTCGGCACAAGCGGAGCCACGTTCTACATCACAGGCGTACAGCTAGAAAAAGGCAGCACAGCTACATCGTTTGATTACCGCCCGTATGGTACTGAGTTGGCTTTATGTCAGAGATATTGTCCTGCTTGGTCTGTTTCTGGTGCAAGTAGCAATTTCCCGTTTGCGGGACAATGTTATGCATCAACTGCGGCTATTTTTACAGCACCTTATCCTGTTCAGCCTAGAGTAGCGGCAACAGGAATAACGACTAGTGGAACTTTTGCTGTGATACCAGCTAATTATGGAACTTCTGCCGCAGGAACAGTAGCTATTTATGGAACTGGAACAAATTTGTCAACTTTTGCCTTAAATGTAACTGGTTCAAGTGGTCTTACTATTGGAAATGCAACTTCTTTACAAAGCAGTAGTGCGACTAGTTTAATTATTGCGACAGGATGTGAATTATGACAACACCAATTTGGAAATTAGTTAAAGACCCAACGACTCAACAAGAAAATGTTGTGTGGCGTGAATGGTCTGATGGCAAGCAGGAATCTTGTTTAGTTACTGCTGAAGCCTACCTAGAATGGCTTGCTGAAGGTAATACACCTGAACCAGCGGATACACCAGCATGACCACAACAATCAACGCCAGCAATACAGGTACAGGTGGTTTAATACAGACCGCAGATGCCTCAGGAGTCCTTGCATTCCAAACGGCAGGAACAACTGCGGTCACCATAGATGCAAGCCGGAACACTACCTTTGCAGGCACAGCTACGGTAAATACTATTGGTTCAGCAGCAGCTACGGCACTAACAATAAAAAGCGCAGGAACGACTGCGGTCACCATCGACACGAGCCAGAACGTCACCTTGAATAGCACGGGTGCATTGACATTGCCCATCGGCACTACTGCACAGCAGCCCACAGCAGTGGCTGGCATGATTCGCTACAACTCCACAACGTCTTCATTTGAACTGTACAACGGCTCCTACTGGGGTTCAATTGTTACTACATACGCAGTTAGCTATTTAGTTGTGGCTGGCGGCGGGGGCGGTTATGGGCCAGCAGGTGGCGGAGCCGGGGCTGGTGGGTTGTTGTCGGGCAGTTCTTTGAGTCTTGCTTCGGGAACTGCATATGCCGTCACCATTGGCGCTGGTGGAACAGGAGATGGCACCTACACCGCAACAGCAGGCGGCAATTCAGTTCTTAGTTCTCTTACTGCAATTGGCGGAGGCACTGGTAACGGAATTGCTGGCGGTTCTGGAAGCGGCGGTGGCCCCGCTACCAGTGGTTACGCTGGCACAGCAGGGCAAGGTAATGCAGGTGGAACTGCCAGTGGCGGAAACGGGTGCAGCGGCGGTGGTGGCGCTGGCGCAGTAGGCGGTTCTAGTACCTCTAATTCTGGTGCAGGCGGCGCTGGCCTTGCTTCTTCAATTTCAGGTACTTCCACATATTACGCTGGTGGTGGTGGAGGTGGTGGTATCAACGGGGGAACCAACGGAGCAGGCGGCGCTGGCGGTGGTGGAGCCGGGGCTGTTTACAACGGCGCAAATGGAGTTGCTGGCACTACAAATCTTGGCGGTGGCGGCGGCGGCGGTGGTAATGCCGGAAGTAATGGAAGAATTGGTGGCAATGGCGGCTCCGGTATCGTAATCATCAGTTACTCCGGTTCACAACGCGGTTCTGGCGGTACAGTAACATCTTCTGGTGGAAACACAATCCACACGTTCACCTCCAGCGGCACATACACAGCATAAGGAAAAAAATGTCTAGCATTATATCAGCAGATTCAGGATTAATAACAGGAGTACCAGGACTTAAAACAAGTGCCGATAGTACCGGCTCTTTGCAATTTCAAACAGGTAATAATGTAACTGTAGTTACTTTGACTTCCAATGGAGGTATTGCATTTGGTACGAGTAATACTGCATATGGTACTTCAGGACAAGTACTAATCAGTGGAGGAGATTCACCTCCAGCATGGACTACTTTTTCTCCATTACCTTCGCAAACAGGTTATGCGAATAATTTCTTAAAAACAAATGGAACTACTGCTAGCTGGAGCACATTACCTACTACTTTATACGTCCTAAATAGAGCAGGTTCCTCAATTAGTATACCTGTTGGTAACGGTTTATTGCCAATTTTGAATCGCTCAGGTTCTACAATTAACGTGCCAGTAAGTTAAGGAAAAATATGACAACTAGATACACATTGGTTCTTAACGGAACATCAATACAAGAACAACAAAATACTGACACCATTATTTTTACTGGTTCGTCAAGTCTGCCTTCTATTAAAACGTCAAGCATTGCTGAAGTTGATACGATTGCTGCGACTGCTGCTACAGGTACAGTTAACTATGATTTGGCTACTCAATCTGTAATGTATTATAGCACTAACGCATCCGGAAACTGGACACTTAATTTTCGAGCTTCAAGTGGTAACAGTTTGGACTCTATGCTTGCAACTGGTGAAGTTGCTTCTGCTACTTTTCTAGTTACTCAAGGTTCTACAGCATATTATAATAGTGCCGTGACAATTGACGGTAATTCAGTAACACCTAAATGGCAAGGCGGTTCTGCGCCAACAAGTGGTAATGCAAGTTCTATTGACTGTTATACATATGTTATTCAGAAAACTGGAAGTGCAACTTTTGTTGTGTTGGCTTCGTTGACAAAATTTGCATAAAGGATAATTGATGCCACGTTTATCGAAAATTGGAGCGGCCGCACTTGCTGCCTTTGGGTGGACTGGACTGCAATCGGTTACCGTCAGTTATCTTGTAGTTGCTGGCGGGGGCGCGGGTGGTGGAGGCGTTGCTTCTCACGGCGGTAGCGGAGGGGGCGCGGGCGGTTATCGGACGGGAACAGCATCATTAAACCCATCACTGTCTTACACAGTCACAGTTGGCGCTGGAGGTGCTGGTGCAAATAGTACTGGTGCATCTGGTAGTGATTCCACATTTAACGCAACCACTTCGGCAGGAGGTGGGGGAGGAGTTACCGCTAGTAACGTAGGCGTTGCTGGTGGTTCTGGTAGTGGTGGTGGCCCTGATGGAACACCAGCCGCTGGCGGCGCTGGAAACACACCATCTACATCCCCAGTGCAAGGTTACGCTGGTGGACAAGGTATTACGGACAATGCTTCTTACAGTGCAACTGGTGGTGGCGGCGGTTCTTCGGCGGTCGGTGCTGCCGGTGTAAATGGGCAATCTGGTGCTGGTGGCGTAGGTACTGCAAATAGCATCTCAGGCACATCTACCTACTATGCTGGTGGCGGTGGAGGCGGTGCTACAACTCAATCAACTCGAGGCACAGGTGGTAATGGCGGTGGTGGCAATGGTGCATCCTCTGGTGCTGGTAGCTCCGGTACAGCAAACCTTGGTGGTGGTGGCGGTGGAGCATCAGTTAGTGGTACAACGGGCGGCAACGGAGGCTCCGGTGTCGTAATCATCTCCTACGTTGGCGCACAGCAATTCGGTGGCGGAGTTGTCACAACTGATGGCACAAACACAATTCACATATTTAACACATCAGGAACTCTGTTGCCTTTGTCTTCACTGACAGCACAATATCTTGTTGTTGGTGGTGGTGGCGGAGGCGCTTCAGGCGGCGGTGGTGCTGGAGGTTTTCGCACTGGTACTGGGGTCACGATTGATACCAACTCTAATTATGTAATCACCGTTGGCAGTGGAGGAAGTGGAGGAGTTGGTGGCAGCGGAACACCGGCATCAACTAATGGCGCTAATTCAGTTTTTTTAAATATTACTTCAGCTGGTGGCGGCAACGGCGCACGAATTGGAAATAGTGGAGAACTGTCCGGCGGATCTGGTGGATCTGGTGGCGGCGGTGGCGGATTTTCAAATTCTATAACAAATGGAGGATCAGGAAATACTCCAAGTACCAGCCCAAGTCAAGGTAATAATGGCGGCAGCAATGGAACTCAACTATCTTCTCCTTATCCCGCTGGTGGTGGCGGTGGCGCTAGTGCAGTTGGAGGAAATGGTTCTGGTGGTTCAATTTCAGGTAATGGCGGTGCAGGCACGGCAAGCAGTATTAGTGGTTCAAGCGTTACCTATGCTGGCGGTGGCGGCGGCGGTAGTTATGGTAGTGGCACTGCGGGCACCGGCGGCGCCGGCGGTGGAGGCGCAGGAAGTGGCACAACAACCGGCACCAGTGGAACAGCCGGTACTGGCGGCGGCGGCGGTGGTTCTTATGTTTCAGGCACCGGCGGTAACGGCGGCTCTGGCGTAGTCATCATTTCTTACGCCGGCTCTACCCAGCAGATGGCTGGTGGCACAGTGACCATCTCTGGCGGCAATGTCATCCACACATTTACCTCCAGCGGATACCTAACGCCCATCAAGTACGCAAGCCGTTCACTGCGGTTCCGTAGCACCAACAATTCTTATTTGAACCGAACTCCCGCTAAAGCATCCAACCAAAAAACATGGACATGGAGCGGTTGGGTTAAGCGCGGAAATCTTGCTACAGGCGCGGCGCAATTTCTTTTTACAGCGCATAGCGGTTCTCCTTGGGGTGGTATTATTTTAGATTCAACAAATGCTATTCAAGTATCATTTAGCGCTGGAGTTTCCGGTGGAACTTACACTACTGCGCTTTATCGTGACCCATCTGCTTGGTATCACATAGTAGTTGCGGTTGACACCACGCAAGCAACAGCATCAAATCGTATTTTGATTTATGTTAATGGAGTTGTAGTTACTTCATTTTCTGCCACCAACTACCCATCACAAAATTTTGATACGCAATTCAACAGCGCAATTGCCCATTACTTAGGATGTTCATCGTCCAGCACTGAAAATTTTGATGGCTATCTTGCTGAGGTCAACTTCATTGACGGCGCAGCCCTGACACCATCCAGTTTTGGCACGTTCAACAGCTACGGCGTATGGCAACCCATCACCTACGGCGGCTCGTATGGCACGAACGGGTTCTATCTGACCTTCGGCAACAACACATCGACCACCACGCTGGGCTACGACACCAGCCCGCAGGGCAACAACTGGACGACGAACAACATCAGCGTGACTACTGGCACAACCTACGACTCCATGACGGATGTGCCAACGCTGACAAGCGCGACAGTGGCGAATTACGCTACTTGGAATCCATTGAGAAAAGATAATATTTCAACAATATATTTAACCAATGGGAATTTAACAGCGCAAGGGCCAAATTACCCAAGCGGTGCGTTTATGTCCACAATTGCTTCACAAGGTTCAGGACTTTGGTATGCAGAATTAACGCTTTCAAACACAACATACCCTACTGTTGCTGTTGCAGATATTACTGTTGCCAATATTTCTCCAAGCGGTTCGATGAACGTCAGCGGGGTAATTGCATGGGACAACAGTAGCTACTTTATAAATGGCTCCACTTCTTCATCGGCCGCTACGTTTGCGTCTGGTGATGTGCTTGGTATTGCTTTTGACGGGGCAACTCGCAAGGTATGGTTTGCCAAAAATAACACTTGGATTTCAAGCGGAAACCCAGCGGCTGGCACAAACCAAATCGGCATAGTCGCAGGAACAGGCCCGCTTGCATTTGCTTGTAGGCCAGAAAATTCTGTAGCGATTTCCGCCAACTTCGGTCAACAAGGCTTCACCTACACCCCACCAAGCGGCTTTGTTGCGCTGAACACTTACAACCTGTCCACGCCTACGATACCAAATGGCGCAACGCAAATGGCGGCTACGACCTACACGGGCAATGGTTCTACTCAGAGCATTGTCAACACGGTCAATGGCACAGTATTTCAGCCTGATTGGGTTTGGATTAAGAAGCGAAGTGCGGCGGCTAGCTCTGGTTTATTTGATGTTCTTAGAGGCGCTGGAGTCGTATTAACTAGCAATATCACTGACGCTGAAAGAAATAACGGAACTGGTTCTGGTGGTGACCTGATTGCCTTTAACTCAAACGGGTTTAATTTAGGCAACAATACAACTGGCAGCGCAACAGACAGTAACTTGTCTGGTTCAACCTACATTGGCTGGCAATGGAAAGCCAACGGCGCAGGCGTATCCAACACCAGCGGCTCTATCACCAGCACGGTGAGCGCAAATCCTACGGCTGGGTTCAGCGTGGTTACCTATACGGGTACAAATACCGCTGCCACTGTTGGTCACGGGTTGGGTGTAACGCCAAGCATGATTATTGTGAAGCAGCGCAATTCTGGGTCTGAAAATTGGCTTACCTATCACAGTTCATTAACTAACCCAACGACAAGTTATTTGTATTTGAATAGCACCGCTGCGCAAGCAACAACAGCAAGCTACTGGAATGGTGGCCCGACCTCATCTGTATTTGGTATTGGCGCTTTTTCTGGTATCAACGCAAGTGCTGGAACCTATGTTGCCTACGTTTTTTCCGCAATAGCAGGGTACAGCGCATTTGGTAGCTACACGGGCAACGGCTCAAGTGATGGGCCGTTTGTGTACACGGGATTCCGTCCACGGTTTGTATTAGTTAAACATACCAATGACATTGATAGTTGGTTTGTTTGGGATTCCTCACGAATTTCATACAACGCCGCAAATTTAACATTAAAGCCAAATTCTTCTGACGCAGAAGAAAGTGCGTATTCAATTGACACACTGTCCAACGGATTCAAAATAAGAACATCTGATGTACGGCAAAATACAAGCGGCGGAACTTACATCTACGCCTGCTTTGCCGAAAACCCATTCAAGTATGCTAACGCTCGTTAAGGAGAACACATGAGCCATTTTGCAAAAGTAGAGAACGGAATAGTAACACAGGTACTTGTTGCAGAGCAAGATTTTATTAATACAGGTGCAATGGGTCACGGATGGATTCAAACAAGTTACAATACACATGGTGGTGTTCATAATGAAGGTGGTACACCATTGCGTAAGAATTATGCTGGTGTCGGTTATACATATGATAACGACCGTGACGCTTTCATACCACCACAACCATTTCCATCTTGGATATTGAACGAAGATACTTGTTTATGGCAAGCACCAGTTCCAAGAAATAATGATGATAAGATGTATTCTTGGGACGAATCAACCACTTCTTGGGTGTCTCTAAGTTAAATAACTAATGATTATGTTCTGGATAAATAGAACATAATAGGAGTTTTTCAATGCCAACAATTAATAATAGACAAGAATTTATAGATTACTGCCTTCGTAGATTAGGTGCGCCTGTTATTGATATTAACATGGATCAAGACCAAATTGAAGATAGAGTAGATGATGCAATTCAATATTGGCAAGATTATCATTTTGATGGCACACAAAAATTCTATTGGATTCATTCAGTAACACAACAAGATATTAATAATAGATACTTGAGTGCATCTGGTGTTTTGGACGAAAGCAATAATGCAATACAAATTGTTGGTATCTCTCGTATATTTCCAGTTAATGATTCTCAGGCTAATGTTAATATGTTTGACCTAAGATACCAACTCCGCTTGAATGAACTATATGACTTTACCTCAGCATCCTATGTCAATTATGTTCTGACTCAACAACATCTTCGTTCATTGGAAATAATGTTTACAGGAGAAGTTCCTATTCGTTGGAATAGAGTAACACAAAGACTGTATATCGATTGGGCTTGGGGTGACCAAGAAGCTCCTGTAGGAACAATAGTTGTTGCCGAAGCTTATGGTGGTATTAATCCAACTTCATATCCAAATATTTGGCAAGACCGATTTCTAAAACTTTATGCTACTGCTTTAATTAAGAAAAATTGGGGTGAGAACATGAAGAAATTTGGAGGTATTCAATTACCCGGCGGAATAACATTGAATGGCAAAGAAGTATTTGATGAAGCTATTGAAGAAATATCACAACTCCATCAAGAAATGGAAACAAATTACGGTGGCCCACTAGAATTCATGATGAACTAAAATGGCAACATCACCATATTTCAATAATTACAAAGCCAAATACAGCGAACAAAGGCTCGTTGATGATTTGATGGCTGAATCAATTAAGATTCAGGGCTTTGATGCGTACTATATTCCTAATGATAATTCTATAGCAAGAGATTTATTATACGGTGAAGATCCTGTAAAGAAATTCAACACAGCATTTCCTGTTGAGATGTATTTGTCTAGTGTTATGGGAACAGAAGGACAAAAAGATTTCTTTTCCAAATTTGGTTTAGAAATACGCAATCAAGTCCATGTACTAGTTTCACGCAAGGCTTTCTATCAAAGAACACCTCAAACAACTTATTTAAGACCAATTGAAGGTGACTTAGTTTACGTTCCATTTTTGAACGGTGGTGGTGAATTGTATGAGATTAAATATGTTGACCAAAACAAAGATGGATTTACATTGGGAAGAAGAAATCCATACTACTACGAATTGGAAATGGAAAAATTCAAGTATTCACAAGAAATTATTTCTACTGGTATGGCAGATATAGATGTTGCTTCTTCAGATTCTGCATATACACTACATTTAAATGTTGGTGCTGGTACAGGTTCTTATACACTCAAAGAATTGGTATATCAATCACCTGATAATACATATGCAAATGCAACAACAATTGCTACTGTACAAACTTGGATTCCAACAACTAATACACTTTCTGTTATATACATTGCAGGTGAATTTGTCGATGGTGTAACTATTATTGGCCAATCAAGTAATGCCAGATTCACATTATCTTCATATGATCCTTTAGATAATCCAGGACATCTTGAACCATATTCAAACAGTCTATTGCAATCAGAAGGTAACACTTATATAAACACGACAGAAACTAATCCAATTGGTGGTTTATAATGGCAAATGTTTACTACAATAGGATGATAAGAAAGATAACTGTTGCTTTTGGTGATTTGTTTAAGAACATCACAATGGTTCGTTACAATGCAGATGATTCGGAACAAGAAAGATTCATTGTTCCTATTGAATATGCAACCAAAGAATTATATGTAATGCGTATACAAGGTGACCCAAACCTTGACAAGAAAGTTATGATGACTTTGCCTAGAATGTCATATGAGATGAATGGCCTATCTTATGATTCGACCAGAAAACAGATGACAAACATAAAACAATTCAATCAAAGTGGTGCCGTAACTTCTTCTCAATATGTTCCTGTTCCATATAACTTTGATTTCTCTTTGTATCTGTATGTAAGAAACATTGAAGACGGAAATCAAATTATCGAACATATTTTACCATTTTTTGCACCAGATTATACGATTAAGGTCAACATGATTCCTGAAATGGGAATCGTTAAAGAAGTTCCTGTTATTTTAAAAGATACAAAATATGAAGTAACATATGAAGGTGATTATAGTTCAGATACAAGGTCTGTAATTTGGACATTAAATTTCACTGTCAAAGGTTTTATATTTGGTGCAACATCTACCGCTGGTGTAATTAAAACATCCATTACTAATATATACAATACAATATCCGACAGAGATACTGTGATATTTTCGCTTACTCCTCTTGGAACAGGTGATTATCAGATTGGTGAATTGGTATATCAGGGAGCTTCTCCTGCTTATGCGACAGCAAGTGCAAGGATTGTCAATTGGGACTATTTAAATTTAAAATTAACAGTAAGTAATTTAGATGGTAATTTTATATCAGGTCAAAAACTAATTGGTTCCATAACAGATGCAACATGGACTTTTGATTCTTATAATATCGTAACTGAAAAATATACAAATATTGTTATCACACCCGCATATGGTCCATCTCAAGATGATTTAGCGGCAGATACAGGTTCAGAAGATATTATGACCGAAACCGGAACAGAAGATTTACTAACGGTAACAAGTGATAATGGACCAATTGATCCTTTCACATACAATACTGTTATCACCGAATATCCAAATACTTAATTCAAGGATTTAAAAATGGCAAAAACATTACAATTTAGAAGATATACAACAGCAAATCTTTCAAGTATAACTGGAGCAAATGGTGAATTAATTATAGATACAACATTAAATGCAATTACAGTACACACTGGTAGTCAACCTGGTGGTTTTTATACTGCAAATGCTATAACATTACAGGCAGCATTCAATCAGGCTAATGCAGCATATGCACAGGCAAACACAGATTTAACCTATCTTGCTTCTAATGTTGCAATAATTTTAGGTATAGATGTTACTCAAAATAACACAGGCAATTTAGCTTTTGCTCAAGCCAATGCGGCTTATAGTTCTCAAAACGTAACTGGTAGCTATGCCAACTCAGCATATACAGCAGCTAATGGTGCCAACGCAAATGCAATTTCATCCGGTGTTTATGCTAATTCTGCTTTTTCTTCTGCAAACGGAATTAATTTAACACAAAACACCAACATTACGGCTGCGTTCACTCAGGCAAACTCATCATATGGTTCACAGAATACTACAGGCACATACGCCAATTCGGCATATACAGCAGCCAATGGTGCCAATGCCAACGCAATAACCTCTGGTACATATGCTAATGCCGCGTTTTTAACAGCCAATACACCAAGCAATGTGGCAAATTCTGCAGCACTCTATGCTAATGCGGCTTTCACGGCAGCCAATACCGCAGCAAATACAATACCACAAAATCTACAAACAACAAATTATGTTTTACAAGTATCTGATGCAGGTAAACATATTTACTACACTCAAGCATCCAATACAACATTGTATATTCCCAATTCGGGACAAGCATCATTTCAAAATGGTGCAGCCGTATTAATTGTATCACAAACAACATCAGCTGCAAATGTAACAATAACACCAAATACTGGCGTGTCATTGTATCTTGCAGGTAATACAACAAGTGCTTCACGAAATGTTACTACATATGGTATGGCAACATTAATGAGGGTTGCTGCAAATACATGGTTTATTAATGGTACGGGAGTAGTATAATGAGTGGAATGATGGCTATGGTAGCCAGTAATTTTCAAAGAACTATTACTGCTTCAGTGTTTACACCAAGTTTGGTCTATGATTTAGACGCAGCTAATTTTGTAGCACTTCCTAGTACAGGTGGCAGTTTTAATTTAAATGGCACCAGTCAGTATCTTTCATTAGCCTCAAGTGCTGCATTTGCGTTTGGAACTGCCGATTATACAATAGAAGGTTGGTTCTACACTACTAGCAATTCAGGAAGATTATGGTATTTTGGAACTAACACCGATAATGTAGACCTTAATGGTAATGGTGGTATTTTTTACTTCAATGGAAGTCAATATCAAAGTGCTACCAATACAGTAATAAACTTAAATACTTGGCAGCATATAGCGTTAGTAAGAGCCAGCGGAACTGTAACACTATTTGTAGATGGAGTTTCTGTAATGTCTCAAAGCGGAATTGGATATGATAGTTCAGCTAATAGAATACTTGAAATTGGATATAGTTCATCTCAAGCCAACAATTATTTTAATGGTCGTATAAGTAACTTTAGAATAGTCAAGGGAACAGCAGTTTATACTGCAAACTTTACTCCACCAACACAACCACTTTACCCAATTACAAATACAGTATTGTTTATACAACCACAAAATAGTTCAACATTGTTAACTGATTATAGTGCAGCCCCACTTACTGTTACAAATAATGGTACTGTAACATATAATTCTGCAACACCATTCATATATGTAAAAGATGCAACTGGAACCTATAATATAACCCAGAACAACGGCACTTCACTTTCTTGGAACAGTGCTAATGGTGGATCGTTTGCTAAATCAAATAGTACAGGAACAGATTATATTTACGGTGGTCCAAATTATGTGACTGGACAAAGTTATACAGTATTCATGGCATACAAACTATCCGCAACATCTTCTGGTAGACTATTAAATACTCAAAATGAAGGTGTTAAAGATTGGTTGATGGGTGCTTATAATGGTAACCCAAATACTTTTTATCCAAACTATGCTGTTAATTTACCATCAACTGGTGCTGATACAGTTTGGCACTTAGACTGGGCAACTTGGGATACAACTACAAGTACTGGTAAATTGTATACATCAACAAGCACGGCACCATCAGCTGCAGCATTCACAGTAACAAATGCTGCTGGTGGAGGTTTTAATCAGTTAAGAATGTTTAGCCGAGCAGCAGGCACAGAAGTTCAATCGGGTAATATTGCATTTGTCAAAGCGTACAATGGTGTATTAGCTTTAGCGGATATTCAATCACTCCACGCAACATATAAAGCAAGATTTGGTTATTAAATACGGATTATAATATGAATACATTTGAAAAAAACATGGAAGAAATATTTGATATTGCTCCAAAACCAGAAACACCAGTTGTTGTGAAACCAGAAACACCTGTTTCGCAATTAGATTCAAATTTAGAAGAAGATTTGAACGATGCCTATGAGCAGACTAAGACCAATCTTCAAGACTTGATTGACCAAGGCAAAGATGCAATGGAAGAAATATTGATGATTGCAAAAGCAGGTCAACATCCAAGAGCATTTGAAGTGTACGGAACACTACTTAAAAATGTAGTAGATGCAAACAAAGAACTACTTGCAGTACAGAAGCAGATGCGTGAAATGAATAAACAAAATCAACCATCAGGTGCAACACATATAGATAAAGCCATATTTGTTGGTTCAACTTCTGAACTTAATAAATTAATTAAGGGCAAAGAATGATTAATAAAGATTCATACCGCGATAATCCTCTGTTAAAAAAAGCAGGGGTGCAAATAAAGTTCTCCAAAGAACAAGTGGAAGAATACATGAAGTGTGCAAAAGATCCAGTATACTTTGCAGAAACTTATATCAAGATTGTCAACGTGGATCAAGGTCTGATACCATTCAATATGTGGCCATTTCAAAAAGACATGATTCGATTATACCATGAGAATCGTTTTGCAATCACAAAATGTCCTCGTCAGGTTGGTAAAACAACAACCTCGGTAGCATATCTTCTTTGGTTAACACTCTTTACAGACTCACAGAACATTGCAGTCCTGGCAAACAAGGGATCACTTGCAAGAGACATTCTGGCTAAGTATCAGTTGGCATATGAGAATCTTCCAATGTGGTTGCAACAGGGTATCATTACTTGGAACAAAGGTAATGTTGAATTAGAAAATGGTTCTAAGATTATTGCCGCATCTACCTCATCATCCGCAGTTCGTGGAGGTTCTTTCAATGTAGTATTCTTGGATGAATTTGCTTTCGTTCCTGCAAATATCGCAAACGAATTCTTTAACTCTGTATATCCTGTCATTTCTTCTGGTAAATCTACCAAGATTATTATTGTATCGACACCAAACGGTATGAATCTATTCTACAAACTGTGGATGGATGCTATTGGCAAAAAGAATGGATACAAGACTTTCTCTATTCATTGGTCTATGGTTCCAGGTCGTGATGAAAAATGGAAAGAAGAAACTATCAAGAACACCTCACTTGAACAATTCAGGCAAGAGTTTGAATGTGAGTTTTTGGGTTCCACCAACACTTTGATTTCAGGTGAAAAACTCCAACAATTGGCATACATGGATGCCATTTATGAACACGACAAGGTTAAAATCTACGAACAACCTATCAAAGAGTCTGATGGAGAAAATCAAAAAGACCATCTGTATGCAATAACGGTAGACGTTTCTGAAGGTCGAAACATGGACTGTTCGGCATTTAATGTAATGGACATATCACATACTCCATACAAACAGGTTGCAACATATCACAGTTCGTCTATATCACCTGTATTATTTCCAACTGTAATCTATAATACTGCAAAATTGTATAATGATGCATATGTTCTTGTAGAAATTAATAACACACCACAAGTGGCTGAAACTTTACACAATGATTTAGAATACGAAAATCTTTGGAAAGTGTTTACTGGTAACAAGAAACCACAACAATTATCGGCAGGTTTTGCAAGAGGTATTCAGCTGGGTCTGAAAATGTCACCTCAAGTCAAACGAATTGGTTGTTCTAATCTTAAAATGTTGATTGAGGGTGATAAACTTTTAATCAATGATTTTGATACTATTTCAGAATTGACCACGTTTGTTGCAGAGAAAAACTCTTTTTGTGCGGAAGAAGGTTCAAATGATGACTTAGTTATGTCTTTGGTGATTTTTGCATGGTTAACTACTCAAACCTACTTCAAAGAAATTGTTAGCCATGACATTCGTAAACAGATTCAATTGGAAAGAATGAATCAGGTTGATGATGAAGGCTTACCAGAAATGATAATGGACGATGGTAGGCAAATGGAACTTGAATTGATTGGTGGCGATTTGTGGGACTCTACTGTTGGTGGAGATACCTATGGTTCTTTCACGCGAGATATGCTCAGAAATATGTAAAAATTATGTTTCATAAATAATTCATTGGTATAAACTGCCAAACATCAGAACAATATTAAGGAGAAGACACAAATGGCGCAAATAGCTCAATTATCTCCAGGCGTAATTACAACCGAAACCAACTTAACAACAGTTGTTCCTTCAGTTCTAACTACAGCCGGTGCTTATGCAGGAGCCTTTAACTGGGGTCCAGGCAAATTAATTACAACAGTTGACAGCGAAAGAACTCTTGTTAACATTTTTTATCAACCAGATTCAAATACTGCTTCTTCCTTTTGGACAGCTGCTTCATTTTTGGCATACGGAAACAATCTTCAAGTTGTTCGTGCAGTTAATTCTGGAACTAAAAATGCTGTTAATGCTGGTACAGCTGTACAGGTTTTGAATAAAGATGCTTTCCAATACACATTACTAAATTCAGGTGCATCTAATTCTTACGGCGCGTTCATTGCTCGTTATCCAGGTGCTTTAGGAAACTCATTGACAGTTTCTGTAGTTGATGCTGGTTCTAATACAACTCAATTTTCTTCATGGAATATTGCATTGTATAATGTTGCAGGAACAAATTATGCAAACGTAGCTCTTGCAGGTTTCTTCAATGGTGCACCAAGTACAAGTTATTCCACTACACAAGTTGGTGGTGCAAATGACCAAATTCACATTGCAGTTGTTGATACTGGTGGTTTGTTGTCTGGAACAAAAGGTACAGTTTTAGAAACATTCGCGTATCTATCAAAAGCAGTAGATTCAGTTGATTCTCTTGGTCAATCAAATTATTACAAAAATGCTGTTTTCAATAACTCAAAATATATCTATGCAGTTGATCCAGTAAATTATTCTGCAACGAATGCTACATGGGGTAGAACAGCAGCCAATACAAGTTTCACAACTTTAGCTACACCTTATACATTACCAATGACTGGTGGTGTTGATGTTGCTGTTACAGATGCGGATGTTATTTCTGCTATGGCATTTTTTACAGATACTGCACAAACATCAATTTCATTGTTGACAACAGGTCCATACACAAATGTAGCCGTTCAAACAGCAGCTATCAACATGGCCGCTACCCGTAAAGATTGTGTTGCTTTTGTTTCACCACCAATATCAGCAGTTGTCAATAATTCAGGAAGTGAACAATCAAGTGTTCTTTCTTGGATGGCAGGTCTTTCTTCATTGACAGGCGGACCAAATGGTTCTTATGGATTTGCGGATTCTGGTTGGAAA